GAATAACATTATTCATTCACTATTAAACAAATTTACAAATTATGGCAGCAGCAGATGATTTCTATTTGAAGCATGGATATGGCGGTCACTTTGGCGGTCGTACACTTATCCAAGCACATGGTAAGATTGGCGGTCATAGAAGCGTTTTCATTAACCTCGTAAGCGGCAACAAGGACGCATTCGTTTACCCTCCTTTTGGTGGTGTTATCACAAATCCGTTCAAGGGTCGTGCTAAGACTTACGCAGGTGATTTTTGCGAATACGACCCAGACACTTACGGCAAGAATGGCGGTCAGACCGTCAAGATTTTGAAGTATTACGAATTGGCAAAGGCAGCTACAACCACCGACACTGATATTTTGGTTGTCAATGATGGCTATCATCACATTCCTTTTGCAGGTGATAATATCATGGTGGCACAGTCAGACTTTACGAAGAAGTCTTTGGGTGTTACCATTACAGCTGTAGAGAAAGCAACCGAAGGTGGCAAGGATGTTTGGAAGCTCACTCTTTCAGCAACTCTTGCAGTTGCATTGAAGGTTGGCGATATTCTCGTAGAGGCAGAAAAGGCAGGTGCAACCGTAGCTCCTATGGTTACAAATCCTAACGCTTACTTCGACCGCGACAACGACTTCTTCTATGACCCTAACTTGTCAACCAATGTTGAGGAAGGTGAGGGTGCTCAGTACTCTTATACTCCAGCATTGATTAAGGATTCAAGAGTAATCTTGAATTTGGCAAAGTGCAACAAGCTTCCACCATCCGTACTTGCGATGAACACAAGAACAGAGAACGGATGGTTCGGATTCTAACCGCTCCAATTCAATAGGATAACAATAGGATAACATATCATTAATTTAAGTATTCAGGATATGCAACAATGTGATTTTAATAATTCGAGATACGCCAAGTTGTTCTCTTCTAAGGATAACATCAACTTTCTGAGAACCTTCTTGAACACCAAGGGGTTGCTCTATACTAACTATGGCTGGTATCTCACACAAGGTCGTAGAGCTTCTATGCCTACACCTACAGACTACGATGGCGTGGCTTCATTCAGCATCAAGTCTCGCAAGGCAGAGGCAGCTCCTTTGATGCACCTTCGCGCTCCGCTTGGTGATGCTCCAGAAATGGACAACGAGGGCTTGGAGATGTACACAGGTACAATTCCAGACTTCATCGGTTACAAGTGGTCTGAAAACGCAAGACAACGCGAGTACAAAGAGAAACTTTTTGAACAGTTCGGCAACGATGCAGACCTTATGGCTGCTTGGGTGCGCGATGTTGTTCAGGTAGGTAAGAACTCAGCAGAGGCAACACTCTCTAACTTGACAGCACAGATTATGACAACTGCAAAGATGAGTTGGAAGGGCAAGGGTGAAGGTTTGCAGCAGTTCTTGCAGAAGGTTGAGCCATTCCCAACAGAGAACCGCAAGAAGGCTGGCGCAAAGGCTTGGACTGACCCAGACTGCAACCTTATCTCACAGATGAGAAAGATTGAAGACGATTATCGCGATGAGCGTGGCGGTACTGAGATTTCTCTCGTATGGAAGATGACTCGCAAGATGTACCGTGATGTATTCTTGCAGAACAAGGAGGTTAAGGAGTGGTATATCAACTGGTGCAAGGCTCACGACCGCGCATATACTGCTAACATGCAGATTTTGGACGAGGACTTCAAGAAATCACTTTCCGACATGACAGGTCTTTCTCCTATCGAGATTGTCGTTGAGAAGGAGCGCAACAAGACTGTTACAACTGACACATTCGTGCAAGGTTGGGATGATAAGATTGTTGTACTTTGCCCTACTGGTGATAGCGTTGAGTTCAAGTGGACTCCTATCTACGACCAGACACTTCAACAGAAGTATGGCGCAAAGAATATTGATGTTTCTTGGGCTTCAATCGCTGACGGACTCGTAACCGTAGGAAACTACGCAATGGATAACGGTCAGTTCCGCGAGTGGCAGACTAAGGTCATGATGTCGGCTTGCCCTGCACTTCTCGACTTTATGAACCACGTAATCATTGATACCTCAACAGCAGGTAATTAATGGTGGTTCACTCACAATATACGATAACATTTAATTCATTTATCTCTCAATGGCAGCATCGAAGTTTGACATATTGGACTATCTGAGCGGCATGACTAACTTTGTCTTTGACAAATCGGCATTAAACAATGTCGCTTTGGATTGCGGCGTTTCTGATGTTGAGTCTTATTTGGACTTGACAGAAGAACAGAAAGACAGATGTAAGATTGCACTCTTGGAAAAGATTGTATTCGGTGTCTATCAGACAGCATCGACCACAAATCAACATGGCGCATATACTCTTACAGTAGGTGCTCAGACCATTACATCGGCTGCATTGCTGAGTATCAAATCAGAACTCAAAAGACTTTACAAGAAGTATGGAGAGGATGATAAACTTGATGCTCTCAATGAAACCGATGGAGAGGTTAAATGGATTGAAGAAACAGATTGGTAAGCTATGTACACTGACAGAAATGCTTTGGATGAATATGCCTATCATGGTGTGTTCTACCGCTCGGAACAAAAGCCGAAAGAAGATGGTGACCTTATCGGAGACGATGGGGATATGTTAGGCGATACTGATACTAGTGCAGATGAGTCAGAAACAGAAAATGTAGAAACTATCATTTTTGAAACTGATTGCGATATTCAGGAAACCAATAAGCTGTTTAATTCGGGCGTAGTTACGTTAGGATATACAATCTATTTTCCGATGCCAACGAAAGATGGAGAAGACGGAAAAGATGAAGAATATATTCCTGAAGGTTTGAATGCTGGCATTCGTTTCCGTGGAAAAATGTACGGAATGGACGTTGACGGAATGGTTATTGGCGTTTATCCGACACAGATGCACGGATGTGTAGCTTACATCAAGGGTACTGATATTTAGTTTTTTTTCATAAGGTAAAATGTATTTAGGATAACAAGGTATGGCACAGAGGATTAATCGCAGATTGTCTCGAATTGAGAATTTCTTTTCGATGCTTCTTACTAAGGGGAAAATCTCAGACAATATATTTGTTGGAGAATTGCCACCTACAACTAGTAAGAACTGGGATGATTTTGTCAATGTGGACGTAGGTCAGCAAAGAGATTATGGCGGTTATTCTTCTGGCTATGCTAACATTTATCTCTATGCAAGACCAAAGGGAACTCCACTTAGAAAGAATGTAAAGTTACTTGACAAAATGGAGGGTATTCTCGACGATGTGATTAAACACTCTAATAATAAGGACTATACAATTCAAGTTCTTTACCGTGATAGCGGATATGATTCAAATCGTCAGTTCCATTTTCAGATAATTTCTGTTTCAGTTATCGCAAGATAAATATATAAAATCTATTAAACGTAACATTTAAAATTCATTATATTATGGCGAAAAAGGTTATAAATACTGGTGCTGGAGCTGTCAAGTTCATCAAGCCAGATTATATTGTTGCCACATTGTTTGATGGCACAGAGACCGATGAATCTGCTCCAAAGGGTGATTCTTACATTCTTGAGGATGTTATTGAGGACACTACATCTATTTCACAAGATGATAACGATACCACCGATGTTGAGTGTGAGACTTCTGATTCTCCTATCATTTCCATTGTTAAGCTTGGTAAGTGGCAGTTTGCAGCAGAGATTGGTGATACGCAAAAGGAACTTTTGACTGCATTGTGCGACTTTACAGACGATGCAACAGGAAAGAAGACTCTTGCACCTTCGATTTACAAAGCAAAGTATGCAAAGATTGATGTTGTACAGGTTCAACCTAATGGAACTACAATGGAGGCTTACGTTCTCCCAAAAGTTCAGCTCAATTCTAAGTTGACTATTGAATCTCTCAATTCAAACTTGGCTCGTATTGCATTGGCTGGTACTGCCAAGGATATTGCGCTTACCGTTGGTGCTAAGACTGTTCGCACACCATTCTATGTTGACCACAACTATTCATTGCCAACGGCAACTGAGTAATTTCGGTTCTTCAACAATTCTCGACTATATACAAGGGGCGGCGGCTTTAATGCTGTCCGCTCCTTTTTAAGTTTTATCATTTATGGCTGAAACATTATACAAAAAAGCATTAAAGCTTATTACGAAGGAATTAGACAAGGATGCAAAGAATGTGTTAAGAGAATGTATTCAGGAAATTACGTACACACATCGAACATACAACCTCTATGATTCTTACGGATATGGCATTTATGTCGAAGGCAAGCTTGAAAAGATAGGTTACTTATCATCCTCACCAAAAGCATCCAAAGGCAAGAATTGGTATGGAGAAGAAATTAAAGGTCGTGAGGCGATAAACGAATATCTCAAAAACGATTATTCCCCTAGTGGAGTAATTGATTTGGCTGTCGTTGCGACTATGCCCTATGCTAAGATATTGGAAGATGGCGGTGGTAATCTGAAACAATCTTACAGAGTCATTTCCATGTCGTTTCAAAAGCTACAAAACCTATCCAAGAAGTATAATGGAACAGTAAGTGTGATTAGAAAGTAATTCATATATATGGGAAAAGTATATAGAGCACAAAAAGACCCGAATAAGGCTAAGAAACAAGCTGTAGAAGACGAGAATAAGGTGTTACCTAGTTCTCCTTTGTCTGATGCGGCAATGGAACGTCTTGCGCAAATTATGAATGATTCTCCTACAATTGTAAAACTACAAGGTACGGAGTGGGAGATAAGAGCATTGAAGCCTGGTACTCAATGGATGATTGCAGAGGAGGCTTGCAAGATAGTCAAGGGCGAAAACTTATCAATGGGTGACGTTATCAAGGAGTTTGCCATCAACATTCCATCGGTGGCAAGAGTAATCACACTATCCTTGCTAAATGACAAGAAACGCATTGATTCTGAGGAATACCAACAAGTTTACGACCAGTTGCTTTGGGGAGACTATGACATCAAGGATTGGGCAACATTACTCGTTGAGATTCTCAATTTGCTAGATGTGGATTTTTTCTTCGCGAGTACCAATGTGATTCAGACCGTCCGCAATCAAGCTCTGATGAGGAAGAAGCAAGCAGCCGAATTATCCCGTCACGAACAGAATACGGACAAATGATAGATTTCTTACGTGCCAACACATGGTGCTCGCAAGAAGAATATAAGTGGAGAATGACCGTTCCGCAGATTCGCCTTGCGTCTATGGATTTTACTCATATAGAGTATATATCGTCAGATAAAGACAAAAATCAGAAGAACGACAAATTAAAGAATGCAAAGGTAATCAATGGTGCAGAGGATTTACGAAATCTCAATGACCTTGGAATACCTATTTTATAAACTCTTAAACTTTTGAATTATGGCAGATTCAGCATTAGGCAGTGCTCTTATTATACCAGAGTCTGCATTGAAGAAAATCAAAGAGGCTGATGATAAGTTGCAGAAGTTACAAGATACGGCTAAAAATACCGCGTCTAGTGTAACACAATCTTTCAAGGATATGTCTGTTGGTACTAAGCCGTTCCTTAATTCTTTAGACCAAGTTATAGCAAAACTCGCAACAATCAACGCATCTGCTTCAAATGCAAGCAGTGGTATCTCAAACGTAGGTGCGAGTGCAGGTAACATGAACAATAACATTACGTCAGCTGCACAGAACATTCAAAATATGGTAGCACAGCTATCTAAGATGAATGGTTCTGGCACTAGTGGTATTATGCAAGCGGCACTTGCATTTCAGAGATTACAGGAATCTGCAAAGGGTGCTAGCGGTATGAATATTGCTGAGTTAAAGCAAGAAATTGGTTCTATTGAAAGTATGTTGCGAGATACAACACAAAATCTCACCAAGGCAGACCAAGATGCACTTATTAAGCGAAAGAAGGCATTACAGGATGAGTTGAGATACCAGCAGCAGATGTATAATGAACGTGCTGTTGCTTTTCAGAAGGCTCTCGATAAGATGGTGAGTGCGGAGCAATCATACAACAACAAACAGAGAAAAGCATACGCTGATAGGGCAAAAGACTATCAGACAAGAAACAATAAGACAAATACCACCTATCAAGGTGCGCTCGATTTCTCTGCTACTGCAAATACGCTCAACCGCCAAGTACGCGCTATAGAATATCTGAAAGAGGCTCGTATGAAGTTGTCTCAAACCGATGCTGATTATAAGCGAAAATTGGATATTCTCAATGCTGCAATTGAGCAACATAACAAAAACTTGAAAGAGGCTGGTGTTAATTCTCGCGCGTTGACAGAACAAACATCATATATGGCTGGATATATGTCACGTTGGGCACAGCGTATGGCATTTGCATTCTCAGTGGGTTCTATCAAGAATTTTGTCGAGCAGATTGCATCAGTCAGAGGTCAGTTTGAACTTTCAGAGCGTTCACTCGAAGCTATCTTGCAGAACAAACCAAAGGCAGACGAGATTTTCAATAAGACTGTAGAACTTGCCGTTAAATCACCTTTCCGTATCAAGGACTTGGTGGATTACACACGACAACTTTCCGCTTACCGAATTGAGTCTGATAAACTTTATGATACAACCAAGCGACTTGCCGATGTTTCAGCAGGTCTTGGCGTTGATATGGGAAGACTTATCCTTGCATACGGACAAGTCAAGGCTGCTGCATACCTTCGCGGTTCTGAGGTTCGTCAGTTTACTGAGGCTGGTATCAATATGTATGGTGAGTTGCAACAATACTTTAAGGAAGTTAAGGGAGAAGCGTACACGACCGCACAGATTGTTGATATGATTTCCAAGCGTAAGGTTACATTTGAGGATGTTGAGGCAATATTCCAACGCATGACCGATAAGGGTGGAACATTCTACAATATGCAAGAGATACAGGCTGAAACTCTCCAAGGTAAGATTTCTAACTTGAAGGATGCTTTCGATGTGATGCTCAATGATATTGGCAAGGCTAACGAAGGCACGATGAAGGGGATGGTAAGCTGGGGTACTTCTATGCTTGATAATTGGAAAGCACTTGCAGAAATAGGAAAAGCTCTTATACCTATTCTTATTGCTATAAAGGCTAACTCTATGTTTGCAAAGACTAGTCTCGGACAAGCTTTTTCTCAAGCATCTGGCACAGGTATCGTGAGATACAAGGCTCTTTTCGTAAATTCCTTAGATGGAATGAAAAAAGCTCTTAAAGATTTTGGCGGTCTTGTTAAAAGTTCATTATCAGGTATAGGTGTAGGTCTCGCTATTTACGCTGTAGCAGAAGTAATAACTACCGTTTATGATAAGATTTCCAAGTACAACGAAAATGTACGTAAAGCCGAAGAAGAAACCATAAAGGCAAATGGTGCAATAGGTGCTTTGGCTGGAACGTACAACGACCTAGCAAATGCAGCCACAAATGCAAATGGCAAATTAGAAGGAAAGAATTTAGAAAAGAATGTCGAAGATAGACGTACAACGTTACAAAAGCTTATTGATGCCGCATCAAAAGACGGACTGACTTTTAAAATCAATGTAGATAGTCTCGATGTAAACCAACTTAACGCTACTTTCAGTAAGGTTGAAAAAGAGTATAAAGATTTCATTGATAGCATTGAGGTTATCAGAAGAAATTACGCCAAGAATGATGCTTGGAACACTTGGTTTACTGATGGACTTGATGATGATGCAGACGATTACAAAGATGCCGTGATTGATGCTCTCGCAAAGTCTTCACAAATGGAGAGAGTTGTAGCAAACATTAACGCGAACTACAAACAAGCCACTTCGACCACGAAGAAATACTTTGATGAGATACGTGCAGGTCAAAAGGATAACGAATCCAACATTGACTATATGACACGTATGTATGAGTTGATAAAGAAAATCAACATAGCACAAGGCGGCAGTGACTATAAAATGCCATCCTTTATTGGTACTTCGCAAGCAGATTTCAATGACCTTATCCGTGCAATGAACAGCGTGCAAGATAAGGCGCAAGAATTGAACAGCGAATTTGATGCAGTATTTGGAGACCTTAGAAAAAAATATAGCAATAACCCTATAAAGATACAGGGCGTAATTGACAGAATTGCAGCCGAGCGCGATTGGAGTCAATACGAGAGAGACCTTGCTTATAGGCACTTTGGCATCAATGTGTATATTGATAGAGCCAATATGGAGAAGCAAGTATCTTGGGTTGATGATTATATCAATGATTTCTTTGCAAAGAAAAAGTATGGCATTAGCCTCGTTGTCAAAGAAATTGATGACGATAAGGCTTTTGAAGGTTTTCTTGGGAAAGGAGACCAAGCAGCAAAGGCTGCAAAATCTTGGAAAGAAGTTGAAAAGAGACTCGCTGCTGTTGGCAAAAACTCGCCTACAATAACAGTTGATGATACTATCCGAAAGATATTCAAGGCTGGTGAAATTGGAGCAAATCAAATGGTAATTTCTGTAGCCAAGGTGAAAGCCAAGGTTAAGGAATTGAAGCAAGCCGCGACTCAGAAAGCCTTAGCTTTGGGTGTTAACCCTTTCGAAGTTGATGCTAAAAAAAATAGAATCAAGCAAGATAAGGCACAAAGAGACATCTTGCAAGAGCGCATTTCCCTGTTAAAGGATATGAACTCTAAATACAACGAGTTGATTAAGACGGAATCAAAAGAAACCGCATTATCTGCTACTCGTAAGTATTTTAAAGAGGCTGCGCAAAATGTAGGATGGAAAGCTTCTGATATTCTGCCAGACGATGCATCTGTGGCAAAACGCATTCGTGAGATTGGCTCTCAGTACAAGGAATTGACAAAGCGAGGTAACGCATTCCGCATTTCGGCAGACATTGATTTGAAAGTTTCTGAGAAGGAATACAACAAATTAAAGGATGATATATCTAGAAATGTCAATGATGCATTCTCTCAGATGGACTTGTACAAAAAACTGAAAGATGAGGGTATGTCTGATGAGCTTATTAAGTCTATGTTTGGAGACCTTACGAAGTCGTTTGATGAAGTACAGGAAGACATAAATAACGAGTTTAATAAGTATATCATCAAAGATTACGAAACTCATTATGGTAAAGATTTCACAAAATGGGGCGATAAGGTTATTCAGCAATACAACTCTGATTTGGAGAATACCGCAGATGTCATAAAGAAAAAGTTTGCTGGTAGTGATGTTGAAAAAGAATATCTCAACCAGATACAAAAGCTCAATCAAAAAATCGAGCAAGACACGACAGATACTGCTCAAAAACTCTTCAATGAGTATAAGCAACGCCTGTCAGACCAGTTGCAGCTTGATAGAAAATATATCGCGGATAGAACAGCAATAATGAAGAATTTCTCTGACCCTGAAACTCAGAAGAAATTACTTGATAATATTGACTTGGACTACAAAAAGAAGACTGGCGAAAATACTTGGAAAGATTTCAAAAATAGCGACATGTATGTTCGTCTGTTTGATAATCTAGACCAAGTTTCTTCTAAGGCACTTGATGCGATGGCAGAAAGACTGCAACAGTTGCGTACAGAGCTTAGAGACCTAGACCCAACAGAGTTGAAGACTATTGCAGAACAGATTAATAAGGTCAATGAAGTTCGCAATTCACGCAATCCTTTCAAGGCTTTCACTAGCGGACTTAAAGAAATGATTAAGGCAAACAAAGACTTAAAGGAGTCTGGCGGCGTGGATAAATACGTAGAGCTTAACGGACTTAGAGCAGATTTGACGAGCAAATTGCAGAACCAAAATGCTTATGTTGAGTCTTTGGAACAGGAATATAACGAACTGACAAAGAATAAGGATGCGAACGAAAGCGTTGTTACAACCTTAAAGTTGAAGTTAGCAACCAACAAAAGCATTCGTGATTCTTTGAAATCTCAGTTAAACATCACCGATGAGCAGATTACAAAGCTCGGAACGATTATGACTGAGGAAGAGCAGGCAAAAGCTAAGTTCTCAAAATCCGTGACGGATATTACGAGTGTTGTATCTACGATGGCAACAGCATTCAATGGATTGTTTGAGGCTTTGGGCGGTTCAGATGAACAACTCGAAAACACTCTTAGTGTCGTTGACAATATCGGTCAAGCAATCGGTTCGTATTATAGCGGAAACTATGCAGGTGTCGTATCGGGCGCAATGGGCGCGCTTACTGGCGTAGCTAAACTCTTTAGCAACGAAGGAAAGATTGATAAGGAAATTGCACGCCAAGAACGCGCTGTAAATTCCTTGCAACACGCTTACGAAAAGCTTAAAAAGAGTATGGACGATGCCTTTGATACGCAAAAGCTCTACGAATACAACCAAAAATCGGTCGATGCACTTAAAAAACAGCAGAAGGCGTACCAAGCAATGATTAATGCAGAGCGCGGTCGCAAGAAGCCCGATGAAGGTAAGATTCAAGAATGGGAACAGCAAATTGATGATTTGAACACTACAATCAAAGAATTAGGTGAGTCTATGACGGAAGCACTTGGCGGTTTCGGTTCTCAGTCTAACTATAAATCTGCTGCTGAAGCTTTCTCGGAAGCGTGGGTAGATGCTTTCAATGAAGGTAGTGATGCACTCGAAGCACTCAACAATAAGTTTGACGAGTATTTCAATACAATGCTCACCAAGCAGTTAATGAATAGAGCTACTTCAAAATACATTCAGCCTATCCTTGAAGCATTCGACAAAGCGGTATCTGAGGGCAGCGAAGGTGGAAACAATGGTCTTGACGTTACCAGGAAAGAACTTGAAGGTATCAAGGAGCTGAAAGACAAGAATCTTGCATTATTCAATGAGTATGCAAAGAACTTGATGGATGTTCTCAACGTCAAACCTGCTGGCAGTTCAAATATCTCTGCTTTGCAGCAAGGTATTCAGTCTGTTACAGAATCAACAGCACAAGCGTTGGAGTCGATACTCAACAGCCTACGATATTATGTAGCCACTCAACAAGCAGATGTCCGTATCATTCGCGACACTCTGTTAGAGAAGCTCGGCAATAGTATCAACGCGATAACACAAGACACTTCAAGCAGTCCTGTACTCATTGAGTTGAGATTGCAGACAACAATACTTACTGATATTCGCGACACCTTGGCTAGCTGTGTAAAGGGCGGTCACAAGCAAGGAAGAAATGGTATCAAGGTATTTATGAATTAGTTTTCTGTGTTCTATATATAAAATTAGGGCAAGCTCGGTTTCACAACTGAACTTGCCCTTTTTAATCAACATAAATCTAACTAAACCTTAACTAATATAAAAAGTAAAATTACACTTTATGTCTGTGTTGTACCGCCGTACACTCTGTAAACTAGAAAATAATATAAATATTTTTACCAAACTTTGCTATTTAAATGAGCTGTAAGACGTTATTTTTGTTCGTCCTTACAACTATTCCACTCTGACACATAAATCGTTCCTAGCGTCATATTTGCGTCATCGTAGCCAATGATTTTAACATCATTATCCTCTCCGTACTCTATAAGGTCACATTTTCCTTTGCATTCGATGCGAACTTCACTCTTTCCGCACACGTAAATGCGAGTAACCATATTCTCTGGAACTTCAATCTCCAAATCCTTGCAGTACGCGACAAGAATAATCGTAGAACGCACCTTGATAACTCCATGAGCACCTATATACATTTCGCTAGTATATCCGTGCTCGTTACATTGGTAGAATCCATTGGCAAACTCACCAAACTCTTTCAAAAGGTACTCTTTTGACAATCCCCATCCGAAAGCAATAGAATCAGCCATAAACTCAATTCCGTTTGAATCAAGAGCCATATTTACCAATTCTCGCTTACTTGCGGCGGAATCCCATTTCCCTTTATATTCTCCGCACAATCCCAATCTTATGGCATTGCGCTTCAATGTTAATAATTCATTACTATTCCCCATACCATTCTCTCAATCTATCGTTAATTAAAGTGTTCACATACGCATAGGTTTTGTCGTACCCGACAAGTTCGTGACACTTGCGGACACATCGCATAGCAGATTTCTCATTGATGTCCGCGCGCTGTGCAATAACGGCATAGGAAAAACCATAGCGATTGTGTAGAACGTCAAGAACAAAGTTTCTTGCTACCGCTCTCGCAAAAGGAATGTTAGTATTGCCAACATATAAATCGTCTGCATTCACTCCTTCCTTTTCCTCAATACGCATAGCCGTGTTCACTTGTTCGCAAACCATCCGCTCTACCTTATTCATCGTATCATTACCTAAATATATCATAGCCGTTATATCTTATTTTTATCTTTATAAACGTAACCTACCGTATCACAAGGATATTTATCGTCTGGTGATAAAACACCTGCATCTTCCATTTTCTGTCTAAAATCCACAGAAACCATGGGAACTAACTTGTGTAATCTAGAACCATCGGCGGCAGCCCAAATCGGCTTTAGATACTGAACAGGATTCTTAACCTTTACACCATCCCATTTGATTCCATTCTGAATGAATGGTATAAAGATACCGTCTCGTTTCACTCCGTTAGCATCACACATCCTTACAATTCTGTAATCTCGGAATAGTCCGTATTTCAGTTCTATATACCATTCATTATACATAAGCTATTCCTTTCCTTGATTAAGAGCCTCGGCTGCTTGCTCTGCCAATATTGCTTGCTGACCGTGCTCAAAGTTCTTCTTCAAGTCTTCCTCTGTCTCTTCGGAAACTGGAGTATTCATTACAGTTTCCAACTCTTTCTGCATACGCCCGATGTAATCCATCTTGTTCTTTGCGAACTTTGCTGCATCATCTGCATCAGTAAACGCTGTAATCGGATGAGTAATGTTGGCTTCTGTGATGATAACCATACTATCAAGCATATCCTGATAAGTAACATCTGTCTCAGGGAAAATATCATTCTCTTTCCCCTTTACCTCGTTCTTCATCGCGACAAGATTCTCAAGCCACGCGAATGTTGTAGTAGTAAGCGCGTGTCCTTCCATATCAACACCGCCCCAACGCTTAAAACGTGCTTCAAATCCAATGTGTGTGTGGAAAATAGCACAATCTTTCAAAATTACGATGAAGAAATGACCGAAGTCGGTAACGCTTTCAACATCTTTTCTGTTAATTCCGACAACAACTTTAAGCAAACCTGCATTGTTGTCAACAGTCTTCTTTTTTGCAATTCTAGCCATAACTATATATTTATTTTTGTTCTACAATCGTTTTGTACTCGAAACCTGTGCAAGATGGATTCTCCTCAGAAGTAAACCTAACCTCATTAGGGTCATTGCAAACCCCATCCTTGAAGAAGAAACAATCCTTGCAAGTATATACCAGCGGAATAATGTCTCCGCAAGCATCATCGTCAGGATTTGCGTCTGTATATAAGTCTTTGCCCAGACAATATGGGAACTCAGAATCTTCATCATTCAACAATACGCAATCCTTACAAGTGTATTTAGTCTGTGCCATGCTCCAATAATTTTATTTCGTCTTGGATATAAAACACCGCCTTACGCAAGTCCTCGATGCGTTTCTCGGTCTTGGTCTTGTTACCATCCACCTTATCCTTGCGCAAGAGATACTTGATAGCGTTCCCTGTATTGAAGTCAAGATGTCTGCAAATTTCCAAAGGCTCAACACCGCACAAATCCTTCAACCAAGCGTAATGGGATGGGTGAGATACTTGCTCCGTCTTTTTGTTTGCAGATTCGTTTGCGAAGACGGAAACCTTCGCTAATTTATCCGCATCCACACCAATGGATTCATTTCTTTTAGTACATGATATTACACACACTCCATCAGCCATATCAATGACTTCAATGGCAAATGAGTCATATATATCGTTAGGGTCTATAATCTCGATAAACCCAGAACTAGTAATATCTTCCAAATCTACCTTCCTAATCTGCAAGATAGAGCCAATCTTAATATCTTCAATCTTAATCATAATCTTTATTTTTAATTATGTCTATAATATTCTCAACTATTTATGTTAAACATCTTTCAATCCAAGACCTAGCAGAAAAAATCGCGTGTTTACGATTATACAGTCATGGTCTTTGTTTGTTTTAAATAAGCCACATTTTTCACCAATATCAACATTACATATATCATACATTCCTCGATAATCATAAGCTGGCTTTAAAGTGGTTTCCTCTTCTTCAACTTCGGCAATAAATGGTGTGGAATTTCCGTATTTACTTTCCCAAGACAGAACACCATATTTGTGTAGAAAGAAGTCGCGGCGTTCCCTTGCAATTTCTTCGCCTTCCAAAAACAGCCATATACCCTTTTTCACTTTATCAAGAATAGCAGCCGTTCTTTCATTATTTGCTTTATAGAAATTTGTACTCCAATAATCCATAGCTCAACTATTTATTGTGTAACCTTCCAATATGCCACTTTGAGCAAACCTTGCACAGGTAAGGATGCCAGCCGAGTGCCTTCAATCTTGGATTCTGATTCAGAAACTCCCAAGCATCATCCTCTGTCTCGTATGCGACCTTCGCCTTCCATGAATGAACCTTCTTAGTCCAATGTTCTGGGTCTGGTTTGAACGGTGGTACTTTATTAGGATTGTGATGGTTATTCCTCATAGCTCAATGATATTAATGCAACTATCATCAATCGCGATATAGCAATCAAGCGTCTCGCGTCTGTAACCACCGAAATCAATAAAAATTTCAGAATCATCACTTGCGCAAATGAACTCTTTGTTGGCAAGCACTTCATCCTTCGTGATGGTTTTCTTAACCTCACTAAAATAAATTCTGCCAACCATAGGTGCATTGATAATGCCGCCGACCTTTACCACATCATCATCCGATGTTATATATATGATAGGTAAATCACCTTTTGCATTCTCAAAGAACACGTTATTCAAAAGCTCTGATTTAGTCATAATCTGTTATTTTTTAATTGATGATGGTTTGCGACCGCGTTTCTTTGTCGTGTCGCGCTTGCTAGCAGTGTAATCCAATGACGATTTCTTTGGTCTGCCTGGTTTTCGCTTTACAGGAACGGCTTCTTTATTCGGTAACTGCAACGTCTCACATTCCTCATCTTCGCCAAATTCGTTCTCGAACTCTCTTCCGTCACGCTTCTCTGAATCGGCATCATAGGCGCGCTTCCACTTGCGCTTGGCAACTTTTAACTGTTCTTTCTTGAACGCCTCTGATTCCTCATGAAGCTTATCATAGTCTATCTCAGGTGCATCAAACTCACCTTCAATACTGCATTCGGGAGTTTTCTCAACGTCCTTTGATTCCATTTCCTGATGAATGCGGTCTTCATCTGAAATGTATGGCTCATCGTCAACTTTATGCTTATGACTGGCATTATACTCGTCAATGAACTCTTTAATTTCTTTCTTGGAGCATCCATCTTTCTTCATTTCTGCCAACTCAAACTCGAACTTCTGACGTTCAATGTCCTCAAATCTCGTTCCGTCCAAATCGCTTCCCTCATTGAGTACGTTGATTTTCTTGTTTTCCTCATCAGCTCTCATCTGTTTGTCAATGGCAATCTCCAATAACGCGTGATTAACGTCAGATTCTGTCATTTCATCGACCTCATAAGCCCTAGGGTCTTCACCAAGCTCGTTTTTCAGAAAGTTCTTCTTTGCTTCAATGCATCCGCTCGGCAAAAACTGAGCCTCATCAAGATACATATAAGGATGAATGCTCTTGATAGACATGATAGGACTCGGTGTGCCGAAGTCTTGCAAAAGCTTCATGTATTTGTCCGCATTCTGCTGATAAATGCAGTAGCATTCCTCCAAATTGCGCTTCTGAACAAGCACAACAGCCATTATCCAGAATGGGTCTTTACCATCCGTGTAGCGTTTTGGCAATCCCTTCGTCTGCAACGATGCCGCTTCCAACGCCCTGTCAAGTGATTCTTCCTTTATTCGCATATATTCTCAACTTTTAAATGATTACAACTCCTCGGAAGAACCATCGCTAATGGTATCGTCTTTCCTCAACTCCCATTCATCGGCAGTCATAATCTCCCAATGACCGCAAACGTCTTGCGCCAATACAGAACCGCGTTTCACCTGCTTGTGAGCACCTGCCATATTGACGGCAGTAACGCTATAAAGCATATCGGTAACGTCCAAACCATCATCGACCGCATCGGTTGCTTTCTTGATGTCTGTAACGATAGGGCAGTCGAACAATGCCTTGATGTTTTCGCCCTTGACCTCAATTGATGTCTTGTATTTGTTCATAATTCGCATATATTTTAAAGCATCCACCGACTGTAGAAGGAACTCGAACCTTCTGTTTGCCTAGACTTGTATCTAAAAGATACGTCCTACCGCCTTGCGGATGCTGTTGTTTCTATTTTCCACCATTCTTCAACCAATCTTCAATCACGGTACTGTCACCATCAAACGACTGACCGAAGACGTTTACCAACTTGACCGAACAGAGCAGATACGGAATGTTCTTGATGTTGTCCGTTGATGGCTCTGTAGCATCCTGTACCAAAAACAACGCTTTCTTCTGTCTGTAATCGTCATACCAGAGAATCAGCGAACCCTCCAAGTAAGCATACAGACTATCCCATGCTTTCTCGGCAGCTTTTATCTGCTCAGTAACGGAAAGCTCGGTTGTTCCGTCAACATCATACCCGAACACGCAAACTGACAACGTAGCGTTGGTGCTCTCATGCCTAGCATTCGGGTCAACGAACACTCTCAACGCGTCATTCTCAGGATAGCTCTCGGTATATACGCCCTTCTGCTTACCCTTTGCGTTCAATCCGTCCAATGACTTGTAGCGGACAGAACCGCCGCCGAAATCATCTTCCAGACTCTTGCGCAATCCGTCTGCCTTCCAAGCTCCTTGCTCGGACTTCAAGTAACGCTGTATGTAGAATTTCTTTTCTGCCATATTCCAAAGTCGGTAAATTCGTAAATCAAACATTTATGCTGCAAATATACGCCAAAAAATCAAGCCAAAAATGAACTTTACATAGTTTAACAAATTGCAAATTTGTACCATTTTCCCCATATCCCCAATTAAATATATGTTATCCGCATAAATCAGATTTTTCATATTGAAAATTTAACATTTGAATTCTTTCCCATATAATAATAACACGTAAATAAACTATTGTACCCTCGCGCGCAGCCGTAGTAGGGGATGTCAACCCCTGTATATAGTAAACTATATACTCATCCCCTAAGAAGAATGCTTCGCAAACAACCCCTGCAATAGACTATCTAAACTGCAATCCATATATAGCAAAAACGAACCTTAAAGTAGAAAGTAGTCTTACTTTTCCGCAAAATTAAAAATAGCTCAAAATTCGTGTTCTGAGACGTTCAAAATAATCTGGTGATAAAACTTTACCACGAAGCTGCATAAAACGCTACCTGACGCACAAAAATAAGCAAAAGTAGATACTATGAAACTTTATGCAAAAAGAAAAGTAGATATGGTATTCTCGAAAATGCTCAAAATTCGGTAGAAAAGCGGAATTGACAAAATCATAGTATTTTACAAAAATAAAAAATAAAAAAATAAAAAATTTTCGGACGAGAGCTGACCCACCCTGCGAGTGCCAAAAAACGGGGGGTGGGGTGTGGTTTGCCCTATATAGGCGTAAATCACTGAAAATCAATACTTCATTTGCGACAAAAAGGGACGTTTTCGGGCAAAAATACCCCAAAAATAGGCTTTTTCGTTTCTGTTTTCGTTTTCTGTAAATTATCCAAAATAAGAGAAAAAGCAAAGGAACAAAAAGTAAAAAGATAGAACGTTTCGGCAAAGGTGCTGAAAAAACTCGAAATTCCCAAAAAGTTTTCTGTTTACCATAATACATTGATAAACATACATTTTAAACTTGCATAAAAATACAGAAATCTGCATAATGTTTCACACACAATTTTCGTGAAACAAAAAAAACAAATGAAAGCATACGGCTACAAACAGATAAAACCTATTTAGAAATAATCTAGATAACTGAAAGCGTATCAAATAAGCGGCTGCAAACGTACCAAAAACGAAAGATAGTACAAATATACATCTAAGACGGAAAACGGCTGCAAACATCAAATAAAAGCGTTTTAGATGTTTTCCCTATATATAAGGTACGCGCACACACTATCATATAAGAAAACGGCTGCAAAGGTAGTTTTGAGGGCTGCAAAGGTGCAAAGATAGGGAAAGCAGATAAAAACACACAATAACCACTATTTAACCTATCATTTTGCAAAGTGGAGATAGCATTATGTGTAAGAATTTCGGAAAAACCAATTATTTTCAAGAAAAAAGCGAGAAAAAGCGTAATTTTTTGCCTAAAAGTTTTGCAGATACATAAAATTGTCGTACCTTTGCATCGCAATCAAGAAACAACGAGATTACTTCTAAGCAGAGAAATCCTGTTATATCTATATTGTGTGTTCTTTGGCTTATTTACATTTAGCGTAATAAAATCTATCTTATATATTTGTGCGCTGCTATCTTATCATATAACGTATTACGTGTAATACAACATATTAGATATTAGATAACAACAATACCAAAATATAAGGTATACGGATAAAGGCTAACAAAGCGTATCGAGTGATATGTTGATGATACTATATAGTGTATCGGTTATTAGGTTTGTTGTTTTCCGTCAAGGTTAAAAAACGGAAAAGCGGCTGCATGCTAATTGCAGTAGTAACAATTCAAAAATGGTTTGGCTATTATACGGAAGGTAGCTACATTATTACTTATTATTCTCAGCGTTGAAACATCTTAAAGTGAGTAAGGAAAAGTTAGAGTACAGAAATAAATTAGATGATAAATGAAAACCAAATACAATAATAAGTAACTGTTATATGTAGGCGAAAACCTCAGCCGCTGGCAATTGTGCGATTCAATTGGTAGCCACAAATTAGTAACTAAAAAAATAAAGCAATATGATTACAACAAGCAAATTTTCAGATGTTGCAAAGGTTTTAAAAGGACTTGCAGCAGTTTATAGTGTTCAATATGGCTCTTCATTTATTGAGTCTGATATGAAGATAGATATTGATACCATAAAGAAAGAGTTTGCCAACTGCAACGGCAAAAAGTACGGATTCGCATTAACAATTGGCATTCGTAAATCTGGCACAAATAACTCATTAGGTAGTATGTTTCGCACATTTCTAGAAGATGGCGATTTTGTTGCATTGTTCACTCTTGAATTTGATACCCAATTAAAAGTGTGGAATATCAAGAAAGCAACAAAAACAGAAGAGTGTTATTACTAAAACGAAAAACCCACTACCTTAAAAAAGTAGTGGGCGAATCAAGTTAAAAGAAAAACTAATAACTTATGATTACTTCTAAGCGGTTGCAAAGTTATTAGTTTTTTCCGATATAAGCAAATTAATTAGTAACTTTTAAATATTTATCTTATGGTAGTTTTTGAAAAATTGTCTTTGAACGCACAAAGAATGGTATTGTACGTAAACAATATACGTGAATTTTATGATGTTAAGTGTGAAATAACAAAGGTTATTGAGGAATATCTGAAAGCTAACAAATTTGTTAGTGTTGTTAGATTAATGAATAATGATACTTTGAAAGATTTAGTTTTCAAGTCTGCAAAGTATCATTTCAAGCATGATGGAGAAATGCCGACTCAGAAAGAGAGAAAGCAGGCTTGTGCTTATCTCGCTTGTGCAATAATCAATACGGCAAAGGATAATTTGAACTTAAACTAATTGGAGGGCTATATATGAAAAAGTTAGAATGGTACAATTTGAAAGCGTGCAAAGAAATTAGAGTACAGACTCTTATTGCAGCAGGTTTTAACCTTAAAACAGATTATTTCCGTTTGGATAGTCGCAAACTATCTATTTTGTGCGAGTGCATGAAAGCGGATGGCTACAGATACGACTCTCCTCTTGGTCGTTCACGTTCACGCTCTTATTGGTATAGCTTGCAGCGTGTTTTTGATAGAATGAGTAAATAATAACAATAACCTTTGCACTCGCTTATGTGGGTGCAAAGGTACAAATAATATAAGAATATGAACACAAATACAAAATGGATAAGTACGAATTATCGCAATATAATGTTCTTTAATGATGCATTCACTTTTGAAGTTGAGGCTAAAAAAGCAAATATTAGCTTAGGTAGCCTTCTTGAAAAGCATACTCAAATGGTACACAAAGGATTTATAAACTCTTTCTGTGTGCTTGAAAATTCTAGTAATATGGTAGTATTGAAAGTTACTGCAAAGGTCGATAGGCTAACATTTTTAGATACTACAACATTAAATCTAGAAATTGGTAACATTAAAGATTAATTTGGATATGGATATAACAATACCTTTCGTTTTCGCCCTTATATCTTACGTATTAGGCATTATTGTAGGGCGCAATTGGAATAAGTACGTAAAAGAGTAAATAACCTATTTAAATAGAAATAAAGATGGAAAAAGCAATAACATTTTATGGTGATGATGTTGATTTAGTAAGATTGGCTATTATGGACAAAATCATAAATATTAATAATGCTATCAAAGTTAATCCACAAATCAAGCCTTCTAAATCCACATTAAAGAGATTGGAGGCGTACAAAGAATTATTTAACAAAATGAAATAGTGCGGATAGGTGCAAAGATAGTCGGTATCTGTTTACGGTTCGATTCCGTTTGCACCACAAAGTAACATTAAATAATTAGCAATATGAAAGAATTAAAAAAGTTAGCATTAATACTCCGTGCTTTGGGTATTACTGCAAATGTAGTTAGCGAAGAAATAACCTATAATGGTGTGCATGAATATGATAATAACTTTTGCGAGTGTGACAAAGGCTTAATACATTTCGATGTTTGGCACGATGATGAAGAATTTGAACTGCATTTTACATTCAAAAATACTTTGGTTTATGATACCTTATATTTGGATAGTCTGCTGCAAGTTGTTAATGAAATAACTAGTACTATCTCCAAATTTGAGGGTTAAATAATAGTGTGTGTGCCCTTATCTTTTCCCTTTGGTACACTTTATCAAGTGGGAAAATATAGGGCTATATAGGGTAAATAAACGGCTAAATTTAGAAAGATATGGAATACAAAATAACAAAGGTTAGAAAGTACGGAAAAGGCTTGTATCAGTCTGAAAAGATAGGGAATCAATGGTATAATGTCGTATATGCTAGACTTTACCCAGACTCTAACAATAAAAGTACTTATTATAAGGTACACTTTATTCACATGTTTGATGGCGATGATTTGTGGGAGCATTTCAATTTGGGCAAAGAAGAGAATGAACCTACAAAAGAAGAGTTTTCAAACTCTGATATTAAAGGGTGTAGGGATGAGTTAATTTGGGGTATGGCAGAAAGTCTTTTTTATGGTAGTGATATAAAAACCATCATAAAAGAATGTAATGAGACTATCGAAAGATACGCATAATAAATAGCCGTACTTACCTATAAGGTACGAAAGTTTGCGACTTGGTACGGCACAATTATATATTGCTTAAAAGTTACTATAGCCGTGAGTAGTTAGAGACTACCTCCAAAAGCGAGATTTGGCACGGCACAAATAAAGATAGGAGAAAAGAAAATGAAAAAGTACCGTTTATATGTTAAGTCTGAAAAAGACTTGAAAGCGTTAAATGAGAAAATTGCTATTGATAGCTTATTTTCAGTTGGTGAGACTATCACAAATAACCCTCTTCATATTGGAGAAAATATTTTCAGTGACAAACGTATTTTTGATAGTGTGAAAGAATATGCTTTTACACACAATTTCGTATCACTAACTTTATATCAGACTATCGAAGAGAAATTTGCGGTATTAAAGTCTGGATATGAGCAAATATTTGGTAACTTTGCTTTTATCCCTGCTGGCGGTGGATATGAGAATAACACTTTGATAAGTTACACATTGGAATTTGCAGGTTATTCTTTTGTACGCACAAATGTAGTTAAGTTGTCTTTGTTCTATTTACGAAATCTCTTAAATGAATATACCTATTATGGTGGTGCATGGAGAGATAAGAAAAGTATGAAGACTATATTATATAATGAACTTTAAACAACTTGGATATGATAGAAAATGCAAATGTAGAAAATATAAAGAGTTGGCTAGAGGCTGAATACAATAGCCTTCACTTGGAACATGTAAGCGAGCAAAAAGAAAGCGAGTTAAAAGATAGATTCATTCGCTTTTATTGCAAGTTTGATAGACGTCTGAAACGTATCAAGCGTGAAAAGATAAGCGTATCACCGATTCAAGATGGTGGTGTGCGCTTGTCTTTGGTAGCTTGGGGAAAATACTATGGGCAATTTTACGAAGTGTAACTTTTAACAATTGGATATATGAGAAAGATTCAAGTAAAAATAAGTAGCCCTATCGGTCAATACAAATGTGTTGAAAGTTGGGGTAATACGTATTGGGTGGATGATTACACATCTAAGCAGGGCGAATTAATTCAGTTTTACAAAGGTGGATATACTTTGTTTTGTTTGGGTAAAAATGATTTTAGATACATCAATTAATTAGAGATATGAGTGATAAAGAAATGAATTTGGCTATCTTAAACAAGTTGTATGAGATAGCTTTTGCAGTATGGGAGAAAATGGCAAAGGTAGCCGATTACGGCTCTTATACTGCAAGCGAGATAGCTAATAAGGTAAATAAAGAATTTTGTTTCAGTAATGAGCAAAATGAAGACGAAAAAACAACTGTTAGTGTAGGTACATATACTTGCAGTTTTCCTTTGAAGAATATCTTCTATTTTGTTTCAGTCTTTGAAAAGCTAGCGAGTGTTGGCAGAAATGCAAGGCAATTTGTATTTGAAGAGTCGGGCGAATTATTGGGAAAGGCTACCTTTGAAGTAAGCAAAGGAATGAGCGAGCTTTGCAAATTTGTTGCCGATGATGAGTTGCGCCCTGTTATGAACTATATCATATTGGATGCAGCTAATAATTGTTTGGTTGCAAGCGATGGGCACAAATTGCTTTCTTTTCCTGCAAAGGTATTGGAACATTCGGGAGATTTATCAAACTTCTATATCAACCCAAAGAAATTTGCTTTGATGTGCAAGAAAATGAAGAAGGGAGAAGTCTATAGTGTTACAGCCACAAAGGAAAGTGTAAATGGTAAGGAATGCAACAAATTAGAGTTTGATGGTATTGTTTCCAATATCGGCTACATTGGCAGATACCCAAATTGGAAGAGTGTTTTTCCAAAGGTATCAAATGAACTCGCTTTGCACTTTGATAAAAACGCTTGGAATGAGATAAAGAAATTCTGTAAGGTTGCAAAGAAAGATGGTGCAAATACTATTAGTTTGCACGGCTTATCTGGAGAAAGTAAGATTACCTTATCTTATGATGATTGCAAGCGTGAATTGGCTATCGAAAACAAATTGCAGCATACCATTGATGATGTATCATTTATGATTAAGTCTATTGTTGCTTTCGATAGTGTTGATACCTTATATCTCGGTATGTCTTCTTCTCATGCAGCAGTTGCAACAAATAGTCTTGGCAATATCTATTTGCTTATGCCAGCCGTATATGAGGGTAGAGGCTATTCAGTAGATACTAGATACGTACCATTTGATATAGACGTATTGGAAGAGCGTGCAAATGAGCGCTCAAATGAGCCTTCAGAAGACGTTATCCCTGCAAAGGTGGATAATGTTACAACTGAGGAAAAAGAGTGCGCTACAGAGGATAAAACAGAGCAAACGAATAAACCTGCAAAGGTAGTATCATTGGATAAGCCTAGCAATAAGTTTAGCTTTGATGCTATCGGTGTAAATGTAGGCGATAAATTAACCTTCATTGATGGTACAGAGGTTATTGCAGCAGGAAACAATAAGATTATATTCTGTGGAGAACTGTTTACATTGTCGGGATTCTGCAAAGAGTTTATGCCCGATGATAAGCGAACAAAAAGTAATTCCTATCGTGGATGCGCTTTCTTCTTTAAGGATGGCGTTAAATTGGAAAAGCTATTCAAGGATGCGCAAAAGAAATCATTGGTATCAAGCAAAGAAGAGATTGCAGCCGTACCTGATGATACACCGAGCGAGCCGATTGATTGGCTAGGGAAGGTATTTATCGACTTCAAAAACAAGTTGGCATATAAAGTTGCTGAGTACAATACGATTAAATACCCTCATTACTTATATACAGAGATTAGAGCCGATGGGAGTTTTCTTTGGCACGGTGGAGCAGAGAAAAGCGAGTTTGAGGAAATGATTTCTCATTGTATGGTTATTGAATATACAGATGAGAATACCATAATGGATGTGATTCATACATATTTGAATGATGTGCCAAATGAGCATCAAGCGAGCGAGAAATGAACCGAGCGAACAATTACACCATTGGCAAATGAAAACGTCTCAGAGCGCAAAGAAATGGTATCAGCCGCAAAGGTTGTGGCTATCTCTATCGGTGTTCCTTCATGCTTGGATATTCCACCGAACAATATGTGGTTGGATATTGCAGCAAACAAGCCGTTAAATGCGGCTGTAGGCGATTGCTTATGTGGTGTTGGCAAAGTAGTACATACACTACCTTTGCCACCTCCACGGAGCAAAAGAATGAGTGAAATAATAACATATACAAACTTTTATAATACATCATAAAATGAACGTAAATCAATTAAGGAAGGCTATCAAGTTAGCCAAATCAGAAAGTAAGGTAATTCATATTGCAATCCCTGATGTCCGTTTTCATATAGACTTCAATAATTGCAAGTATAGAGTAGACGGAACGAATGAGCTACTTATAATTAACGACTCATTTCTTAAAGATACTATCGTCTTGGATATTCATCAAATAATGTTTATCGAAACAAATTTCAAACATTAATCAATATGAAACAGACTTCATTACCAGAGGTTATTTACTTAGATGTTGATAACCTTACTACAGAGAATAATAATGCTGCATTGGTAGCGAGTATTGAAGAGCCGATTAATATTATCGGTGTAATTTAATAAACAGAAATGGAAAATACAATAACAAAAAAAGAGGCACTGGAATATATTAAGCAGAATATCGGTAGGTGCAATTTATCTAGTTTTAATGTAGGAGCAACTTACGTTGATGATGCAAAAACAGAACTTAGTACTATATTCTTCATTCGTGGGTATGTTGTCACAGAAGAAATAGAGTTTCGTGAACATCAGAATATTCCTTGCTTTAAGTTCCCTCATGTATCACCTGCTTATATGGATATACATGCTGAATATACATCTGAAAGTATATGGGGTTTAGGTACATTTGAATATTTCTATCTAACCAAATCAAACTTAGATGTATTGTTAGATTTTATAAGAATAATCACTTCAAAATAGTAGAAAGGGTAAAGATATGAAAGTATATGTAGTTATCAATTCACACCAGCATGGACTGGGTGAGGCAGTTGATGTTGATGCAGAAGTATTCTCAAACAGAGACAAGGCTAGAAAAGCGATGGAAGATAAAGGTCTGAACACATTGGAAAGCTATAAGCATTCATTGGATTGTGACGATTTCCAAATCAGCGTTTCAGATTTCTTCTATCATATCTCAGACAACGAAGGTGAGACGTGGGATAATTTCGATATTGTAGAACAAGAATTAAAGTAATAAGACTATGGAGATTAAGAATGCAGCTTGTTGCCCTATCAACGAGAAAGACCTTTGCCTTGATGAGTTGGTAAGAGATTTGTTCAATGATGGACAATATTCTTGGAACAAAGACAATACAGAAATGGTTGGATTTGTCGGAAACGAGCCAATATTGGTACGACAGGAAAACGATAACAAATTGCTGGTTAGATTCCTTGGCGATGCTTGGTGTCCCGATGTTGTTGAGGAATGGGTGAAGAGAATTGAACATGATAAGAACAATGATGTAGATTACGTGATTGATACTTATATGTTTGGGGTGATTGAGAATGACCGAGAGCGTAAAAGCAGCGATTTTCATGTATCATTCTATTATCGTGGATAATAAATAGCAGAAAGTAACGTTTATAGCATTAAGAGATAGGATAGGAGATAGGAGAAATGAAGACAACAGAAATCAAGAATGAAGGTGGCGCATCTGTAAAATACGACATCGTGAACATCGGCTGTAAGGATTGCCCTTACTGCATGATGGCAGAAGGTCACTACCTTTGCCGTTCAGACAAAAGCTGCAACGCAAAGGCAAACATGACCGATGATGATGAGCCAAAGCAGAAAGTAATAATATACAGTCGTGTCTCTACTGAAAAGCAGACATTGGAGCAGCAGGAAAGAACAATCAACGAATGGTTGAATTGTCACAATCTGAAAGCTACTCACGAAGTGAAGGAGGAAGGAGTATCTGGTAAGGTATCTTATAAGGATAGAAACCTTGGTAAGGTAGTGTTACCGATGCTTGATAAGGGTGATATACTTATTGTGTCAGAGGTCAGCCGTATCGGTCGTTCAATGAGCGACATCAACAAGTTTGTGAATGACGAACTGAAACCACGTGGCGTGCGCTTGGTAATTGTACAGATGGGCATTGACCTTGATTGCAGTCATCTGAAAGCGATTGACGAAATGTTGTTGTTCGCTTTCTCATTCTCGGCACAGATGGAGCGTGAACTCATTCAAGAACGAACACAGAGCGCATTGGAAGTACGCAAACAGAAGTTGGCACAAGACGGAGAATTTATCTCAAAGTCAGGTAAGGTCGTAAAGAAGTTGGGCAGACCTAGAAAATGTGACTTATCAAATGCACAGAAGGCTGCATCGGAAAAGCGCAAGAAAGAGGCTGCTGAGAAACCTTGCAACAAAGCTATATGGAATGTGGTTAAGAAGTGTACCAATGACTTCACAGAATTGACTACACCTAACTTTGCGGATGCAGCTATGATGTTGCAGCAGATGGGTGTTTATTCGTCCACTGGCAAGGTGTTAACAAAAGAACTAGTAAGGAGTGCGTATTACAATCTACGCTCAGTCTATGGCAGTCAGGTTTATTTCAGACGTGGTTCTGCCAACTATCGTGTAATGCGAGAAAAGGGTATGACTGATGAGGAGATTCAGCAGTATTACAAGGAACTGAATAACAACAACAATAATACAGAGGAGGTTTAAGTTATGGCATTCTTAATAGCAATTTGGCTAATCGGCACATTGTTCGATTGCGCCATGGGCAGAAATAAAGGTTAAAATTTCTGCCCTACACACAATATAATGACGCATATTGCGTTATCTTTTGAAAATAATATAAATATTCAGCCCTCGCCAACACGGATAAGGCATTATATATGAAATTACAAGACTCTACAGGAAAAATAGTAGATAGAAGAAAGGTGTATTACGTAACTATCTATAATAGCAGACACATGATTGTTGCATTCTTAGGTAGTGGTTTGCATTATGTTTCGGAAAGAACTGATGCTGCTTTGTTTGATACAAAAGAGGATGCAGAGGAATTGATGAAAAAAGCGGAATTAAACGGAATTTGTAATACAATACCTGATTTCGCAAAAATGACGGTTTCATCTGATACGCAAGTCTTACTCCAACATTGGCATTTCTAGCCATACAATACCCATAACAAAAATTAAGCCCTCGACATCACGGTTAAGTCATAAATTATGAAGAAATATCAGATATATTACAATAATACGGTTGAGATAAACAATGTTGCAGAGTTTGATACTCTTGAAGAGGCTAAGAACTATTGTTCTGAAAACACCAAAGGGTATGATAAGGTATGCGACAATGATAACTGCTGGGAAGGTCGCAGCAATAATTTTCATTATGAAGTCTATGATGGAGTTAAGGAAATCCTAGATGAGGATGGTGATGTTGTTGATTTCAAAGACCCAGTTTACGAAACAGAGCAGTTTTATTGCGATTAATCAATGTAAAATCCAAAAATTAATTTTTCGTTTTCTGAAATAAATTTAATTATGAAAAAGATTTTAATATTTATGGCAATTATGATTGCCGTGGTGTTTGCTGCTAGTTGCAGCAGTAAGCCAAAAGAGAAACCAAAGCCAAAAGATATTCCTTTTGTTGCACAGACTAAAGAAAACCTTAAAAAATGGATAGACAATAATGCTATTAATCCAGAAGACTTCAAGGTAAGCAATTATCAAGTCGTTTGGAAAACGGACAGCCTTTGCGTCATTAATTTCCGTGCTATCGGAGAAAACGGATTTGGCGGTCATGTAAGAAACGAGTTTCAATACTTCAATATAAAGGTTGATGGCATCCTGTATGAATGGTGTGACAATGATAGATACCAAAATGGTGTACTAGATTGCGTTAAGGATGGATTTAAATTCGACTTTATGATTAGCCAAAAAGATAAAACTCTTCTGAGGCTCATTAAAGATAAGAGCAAAGCTGGTGTAATATTTGCAAATGCCTACGTGGATGCTTGTACCGATTATAGCTTTGGAACAGATGCTATTAAAACTGGCAACATATTGAATATGGGTAATATTCAAGTTGCTGATACTATAAGATAACAATTTCCCCACTTGCTTATTTGTAGGTGGGGATTTATTGTACATACAAGGCGTTTAAACTATCGAACCGATAAATCTTACCAACAGACTATTTTAGCCGCTTACAGAAGAAATTTTCACTATCTCTTTGAGTTCTCAGATATTTTGCCTATCTTTGCAAAGCAATTATTCTTTGGAACTCATATATCTATCTCAGCCCTGCCGTTGGTGCTCAATGGTGGGGCTTTACTTTCGCATTTCTTTTATACCTATCATATATCGCCCTGCATCATCATTTTTGGTGGTGTGGGGCATTTTTTTGTGTTAATTAAACTTAGAAAGGTTAAAGTCAAAAATCCCCGTAAATCCTATTAAATGTAGATTATCCATATTTATCCACAATAAAGCGAGTTAATAAAAAATCAGCTAATTTGGTGATTCGCAAGGAATTGCGTACTTTTGCAGTGCTTGTTAGGAGTAACGCACTAAACAGCGGACATATTAAGTATAATTGAGTGATTGTTCACTTCCCAATACGAAACCCTATCCGGAGTTCGGAGCGTTACACGAACAAAGGATAGGGTTTTCATTTTCCCTATTCTTTTTCAAGAGTAAGCAAGTAGTCTTGGTGGCTTGTCGGCTAAATACACTCGGCTACACAGACTTAAAACCCACGTCACAAGAGGTGCATGGTGACACCGCAGGAACTGAAGGCAGAAGGCGGGCAGGGCGGGGCGTACCCCGAAAGCTGCTTAGGTTAAGTGCTGTACGATTTGGCAACTGACCCGACCGAAGGGGCTCATTATACTGGGTTCATGTAACTTCGAGTGGAATATTCCTTCCAAGCTCTCATCGTTTCAATGAATGATGGGGGTAAGGGGGAGAACCACTCTCTCAGAGGTCTATTGTCTGTTTCATATAACCTTTTTATAAGGAACAATATTAATTATAAATCAGTTAATATTATAAAAGTTAATTAATCATTTGTAAATAAAACAGAATAATATGTTTGGAGAAGAAATTATCACTCGTAAGTGTGTGATTACGCTTATGGGGGGGCACAAAGTAGTAGGCACGTTATCAATGCCGAAACCGAAAAAAGCTATGTTTCCTGAAGAAATGGAACGTAACTTTATCAAGAGTTTTAATGAGTCGCAGCCTAATGCAGTAAACAAGGCTGTTAGTGTTCACATTTTAAGAAATTGATATATGTTTGAATTAGTTGTTATTTTAGTTTTGATTGCCTTTGATTTAGGGTGTTCAATGATGGCGCACAGTCTTTATGTAAAGGTAAACTTCTGGTATCGTCTGATGTTTTGGGCGTGTTTTACTTTCTTGCTTTACAAGGCAGGTTTGTTTGACGTTTTAATGAAGTAAGCGTATGGCAGATTTAAATCTGAAACAATAAAAGAGTTAGTAATATGGCTAGAATCACAAGAAACAAAGCTGCCGAGATACTAGGGTTATCTAGACAGACAGTCAGTAACTACATCGAGCAAGGTCTCATTGGTAGTTGCGTTGGAGAACATGGTATCTTGTATGTAAATAGTGAGGACGTTGAAAAATACGCCGAGAAGTACAAGATGCTTGCTGCCAACGAAAAGATGATAGATGATAAGCTCAAAGAAGTTGAGGCGCACAAGCGTGCAATAAACGTTGAACTTACCGAGTTGAGAAACAGAGCGACCGCAAACGGCAAACTGGCTGCAAACGCTGTTGGTATGCTTTTTGGCGTAATAAACGCTATGTCGTATCTTGACATCACTCCAAAACTCAGCTATCGTGAATCTCAGATGTTGAAGGACATCATTAACGGAATGACCTACGATGAATTGTCTTTTAAATACGACCTGACACCTGCTAGAATCAGACAGATTGTAGACAAGACGTGCAATAAGCTGACGTACAACGAGGATGCTACCATTGCCGATATTGCTACAAATCAAGATTTGAGAATCGTGATTGAGAATCTCAAAAAGAAGTTAAAGGCGGTGCAGACGAGTTATGATGAATACAGACGTGCAAAAGGCGATGTTCCTATCAGTGGTGTGATACTACCTCCATTGATACTGGGTAAGGATGTAAATGACTGCAACTTTCCAGTTCGTATTCTGAATATGTTCCGAGGATACAACGTTTACACCGTAGGTGATTTGCTTCGAAAGTTTCATGGAAAGTCTGACATAGCTAAGATTAGAAATCTTGGTAAAAAGAGTATATGGATTATTCTCGACTTTATCGAAGAGAACAACCTTAGTTTTAAGCAGAATGGAGAGAGTGATGAGGATTTCTATATTCGTCTCAACAACAATTTATCGAATAAAAAACATGAAGAAAATGATTAAGAAACGATTTGTCTGGTTTGATATTTACTATGCCGAAATGTTATTAGGTATAGCGTTCGCCATAATGAACGCTTGTACTGGCAGTTGGAGTGTTGCACTCGTTTGGTTTGGATTCGTATTCAGTTGGGGAATATTCAAACTGGTAATAAGCGAGGAGAACAGAAGATACAAAGCTCTTGTTAACCTCTCAAAGGAAATACAGAGTAATGAGAAAAAAGCGGTACAGACAACGGTATGGGCTTATGATGAGCTGAACCTTGAAATGCAGCGTCACAGACTGACCGCAATACAAGGTATGAAGTATAAGAATAAGGCTGAGTTTATGCAGCGCAAGAAGAGCCTTACACAATACCTAAAGTATTCTGATGCAATTGACAACATCTATGAGCAAGAGGTTGAACGCTTACATAAAATGGAGAAAGAAATTGAAAAGAAGAATAATGATGGAAAAGACAAAGGAACTGACTCTGAAACAGAGACTGCAAAATCTGAGTGAAGCACCAATACCATTCTTTCACTCGCTTACACCATTCGCCGCAGGATTTACACAAGGTTTCAATTACGAAAAGAAACGTCTTGTTTCTGCATTGGTGAATAACTCGGAAGTCACAAAGGATTTCATCAACGAGCCTATCAGCGTGCCAATAAACGATAGTAGTCTGTTCATGCACGCTTTCGTGGATGGTTCTGTTGAATATCGTAAAAAGATAGATGAGATTCTATCGAGTAAATAGCAAGAAAGGGAGGTTAATAGCCTCCCTTTTTTATTTGCCCTTTTAGAAAACTCAAAACTGCATTTGAGTTTTATTTATTGTCTTTATTACACCCTAAATCTGCATTCAGATAATCAATAACCTTTCTGTTTGCTTCATCAATCTTTGACGTATCGTATTCTACGTAAACGCCAGTTATCGAATTATCCCAAATAGAGTGCCCTAATGCCCTTCCGATAATCTCCATCGGTATTCCTATCTTTGCTGCAAACGTTGCCCACGTATGGCGATTCCAATAGCTTGTCAGGTCTGACTCAATTGCATCATTTGTGCGGTCGTATCGTCTTCCGTCATATATCTTTCTTCCTAAAGAACGAAGACAATGATTACACTTAGTTGTGAACTGAGCATACCCTGCCGAATGAGTAATCCTCATAAATGAGAATAATTCGTTGCTGTTGCTATTATCCTTGTATCTGTCTATAATCTCTTTAGCCTCTGGTTCAACTCTAATATCGTACAATCTATTCGTCTTATTACGGAAGAATGATATGCGTCCGTCCTTATAGTCTTCCTTGGTAAGGTCGAGAATATCCGACAAGTTCATACCTATCAGATAGAAACCAAGCATAAAGAAATCTCTATATATACTATCGTGGGCATCGAGTTTAATATCTCGTATTGCTCGTAATTGCTCTACAGATAGATTTCTCTTGCGTGTTTTATCTTTCTTGAAAGCTGCCCTCTCAAATGGATAATTAGTAGTGAGCTTCTTTCTTCTTGCCCAATTAAAGACTGACTTCAATTTATCAATATCTCCAATGATACCATTGTTGCATCTGCCTTTTTCTTCCTCATGCTTATAGAACCCTTCTACCCATGAGAAATCTATTCCATCAAGTGTTGCATTCTCATCATATACGGAAATATCCGTTATAAGATGTTTGTAGGCGGCAATAGTGCCAGCCTTATCCTTTGTGCCGATAAACTTCTCTATTGTGCTAATAATGGTGTTTCTGTTCCTTTTCTTGCCAACAATCAATTCTTTAAGATGTTCTTTGAGTTCGTCAACGCCTTCATTGCTATGCTCGTTGATGTAATCATCACACATCTTATATATCTGTGCAAGTCTGTTGGTCTTAGACTTTGCTGACTTGTCGGAGCGAGGAAAAACCATTCCGTCAAACTTCTCTGTTGTCTGTAATCCAGTTGACAGATAGAACCTCTTGTACTTATGCGTGACAGATAAGTACACCTTAAAATCTCTGTTATCAATATATACTTTCATAACTCATTTCTTCTTTATGCTTGCATATTGCTTGCAAAAACGCCTAGTTTTTATCCGTTTTACGGGGTTTTTAGGGATATTTTCGCTAGCAATATAATAAGCGTATATTTATAACTTACTGATAATCAGCCAGAATATCTTTTATGTAATTAAGAGGATAATCTTCTTGTCTGTATCAGCCATAACTTTTTGATTTTTATAATGTTGTGGTTGTTTTATTATATACTCGCTTGCGTATTGCTTGCATTCTTACTTCTTTGCAAGCAAATCCATTAGCTGCTTGATTTGCTCATCCTTCTTTGCAATCTGTTCACGAAGTAGTGCATTTTCTCGTCTGAGAACCTCAACATCGCCAGCAGATAACATATTTGATACCTTACTAAATGCGGATTCCGCTGGTGCATTCATTGCGTCACGTACAGCCTTCTCTACGGAAGAGCCTATATTTATATCACCGCCAATACTATATGCCTCCTTGACGTAAATATTGCCCTTTCCCTCTTCTAGCCATTCACGACTAACACCGAGCGTCTTACACATCTTTAATATATCCTTTCTTGTGATTGACCTCTCTCCACTTAATTTTCTTCTGAAATTAGCAGGGTCTATATCAACCTTTCTTGCAAAGGAGTTTGGGTTGTCTGCGTCACGTTCCATTAGCTGCTTGACACGATTTATTAGTTCTAAATCTTTCATAATCTTAATTTTATAGGGTAAAACACCGTATTTCTGTTAATAACATTTAAAATGACACGATTTGACACGAAATGTCTTGGTCGTTTCGGAATTTTGTTGTACCTTTGCAAACGTCAATCAGTTAGAACAACTGAAAAGCAAAAGCTAGGTAGAAATAGTGTAAACACTATCTGACTATATCACACCGCAAAGATACGTGTTTTACACGATTTTACCAAGTTTTTTAAGTTAATAAAATGTAAACGAGTTAGAAAAGTTTTAGATATGAAAGCGGAAAGAATAACCGCCAAGGATGTTAGAAATATCAGCGTTGGTGGAAAACTAGAAGTTGAATTACCGAACTATCTCGCTTGTGTTGCTGCAAAGGGTATGGTAACTTATGTAAAACGTGCCTATCCAAGAACCGATGGAAATGTGTACTATACATTTATTAATTCGGAAAGCAATACGATTACAATCGGTCTAACAGACCCACATTCAAGAGATATTATCATCGGCGAGAATGTGAAGTGTAGAAAGCGAGTTGAGACATAGTTAATAAATTAACAATGCATAGGAGGTTGAAATGGAAGAGATTATCAAGAAAGAAACAATGACATCGCTCGAAATAGCAACGGTTACAGGGAAACAGCATCAACACGTTTTACGTGATATTGATAGTTTGTTAGCGCAAGGTGTAGATGCGTCCAATTTTGGACTGACCTCTTACACTGATAAATCGAACAGACAACAAAGATGTTACAGTCTTACCAAAAAAGGTTGCTTAATACTCGCAAGCGGTTACGATGCACTTCTTCGAGAGAAAATAATCAATCGTTGGGAAGAACTGGAGATAAAAGAACGAGAACAGTATCAGGTTCCTCAATCGTTTGCCGAAGCTCTTATGTTAGCTGCAAAGCAACAGCAACAAATTGAGGAGCAACAAAAACAGCTTGAAGCAAACTCAAAAGAGATTGTTGAGTTGAACGGAGCGATAGCAGAAATGAAACCAAAGGTTACTTACGTTGATATGATTCTTGCAAGTAAGGAAACGGTGGCAACAACGCAAATTGCACAGGACTACGGATATTCCGCAAAGGCGTTCAATGTTCTTCTAAGGAATTTCGGCATCCAGCACAAAGTTGGTGGTCAATGGATATTGTACGCTAAATTCCTTCCTTATGGATACGTTCAGTCAGATACGATTGCGATAACGCACAGAAATGGTTCTGCTGGTTCGGTGATGCACACTAAGTGGACACAAAAAGGTAGGCTTTTCTTGTATGACGAATTAAAGGAACACGATGTTTTTCCTTTGATTGAGCGAAAACAGGAGGATTAGCCTATGACACCGAAGAAGAAAGTAGTGGTCGAAAAGATTGCTAAGAAATGGCTATCAACTGATGAAGCTGCATCATACATAGGTATGGGAAAGTCATTCATCGTTGAGTTGAGAAAGAGCGGAAAGCTACCACACTGCATGATAGGTCACTCTGCATTCTTCCTCGCAAGCGATATAGATAATCTGCTTGAAAGCCATCGTGTGTATTAATGAAGTTTTGTTTCATATACCACCAAGCGAGGTGGATGGGCGAGTATCCCATTTCGTTTTTGACTTAATCTCGCCCAATATGGTCTCGTAGCTCAGTTGGTCAGAGCGGTCGGCTGTTAACCGATAGGTCGCAGGTTCAAGCCCTGCCGAAACCGCAATTCTTTTTTATTCTGTTTAGTACTCACAAGGAGCAAAGGTAAGTCCTTTAACCTTATAAAGGAGGTAGTTTGGGCAGCTATTTTCTTGCAACCTAAGTGAGGAACAAAAGATTAAAGAATGAGTTCTTTGACATATTGATAAAATGCACAGAATAGTATGCGCATATAAGAAATGTAGTAAAGGAGCGGCACTGGCACGCGGTGATATTACGAAAGGGTATGCGATATACGTAAGACTAGTAATTCTGTTATTGATGAAATTATCACTGATGAACTACCACGGAAATGATATTGGCATCCAGTCAAGCGAGAAGAATTGTCGTGGAAAGCAAAGGGTAATGACGATTACAAAGATAACAGTCTAGCCAACTCTGAATAGAGTTGAGTCAAAGAATGAGACTATAACACTTTAAAGTTGAGAACACTCTCGTACTTTAAATACATAAAACAAAGAGATACTTGGTGTAAACGGAAGCACGTCATACAACTTGAAGATACCGTTCTTATCGTATGGAAGTGTTGGTTCGAATCCGACAATATCTCCAACAATTTTCTGAAGACTGAATTAAATATTCAGACTCTCATGTTTCTAGTATCTTTCTTGTCTGTGAAGATATAAAGATGTTGTTTACTTTATTTTAAGCATTTATTGAATTGAAAATTAGGAAAATGCAGCTTGTTTGTGAAGATAGGCTGCACAAATCGCAAGTTGGAGCAGTTGGCAGCTCGCTAGGTTCATGTCCTAGAGGTCATTGGTTCGAATCCAATACTTGCAACAAAATTTGTTAATTTAAGGTTCAGATATTGATACACAAATTTATTGTGGAAATTCTATTTTAGGCATTTTTGGTTATTAGTTAAAGGTTTAAACTCATCTGGTTCGTGAGAATCGGATGATTCTTTTAGACTTCAAAGTTCTAAATGTTTTTATAATGTTTTCCATCGCTATTCGCAAGGGTGGCGAGGTTTTTGGTTCTATGGTGTAACGGTAGCACAAGAGATTTTGGTTCTCTTAGAGATTGTTCGAGTCAGTCTAGAACTACTGCAATTTTTCATCTATGTACTTCTGCTTGTGAAAGTAGTTGTACTTTATTTGGAATCGACACTTTTTAAGTGTTTTGTTTACTTAAATAATTTATTTTTTTTACCTAAATAATTTATTTTTTTCTCAACTGCTTGTGATAAGTCGTTGAGTTTTGCCCTTAAAGCAATTAGGTAATGCGCTACATACGCAGATTTAATGCTCCGACCAGTATGTAGAGAAGATGGCTCGATACCATCTAAGGGCGCATTTTTTTTACTTTGTCATAAGAAAATGATTAAATTTTAAAATTAGGCTATTTTTCCTTGGCGGTCAGATTATTAAGTTAGTCTGCCGCCAAGGTTTTTACGAAAAGAACATGAAGATTATATATAGTATAAAGGTTCACAGAGACCACTTGAAAACGCTGCAAGGTCTGAAATGCTTGCAGTCTGTTGATGTCGGTGAAGATGGCAAGTCAATTACTTGTCAATTCAAAGACAACAAGACTAGAGGTTGTCTGATTGCTCATACAAATGATTGGCTTGTTGAATTTGCGACAGGAGAATGGCAGAAGTTCGGTGATGCTGCTTACCAACAACTAGTTTGGAATCCGAGCAACGTATCTAAAGAATATTAGCTATGGCTGCTGCTAGGGTTATTCAACACAAGTACACATCGAAAGATGGTACTGAGTACGATAGTAAAGAAGAATATCTGTATCACCAAATTCTCCTTGCTGATAAACGAGTTTCTTGTATTCATAGACAAGTGAAACTCAGTATATTCAAATCCCTTTATATGTTTGTGCCGAAACAACTCAAAACAAAAGTTCGGTATGACAAAAGACTGATGGTTAGCGGTCATAGCTATAAACCAGACTTCATATTTTGGGAAGACGGAAAATTGATTGTATGTGATGTGAAATCTAAGTACACCCATTCTCTCAGGGAGTTCAGAATAACTGCCAAGGGGTGTATCAGTAAGATTGTCGCACACAACAAGAAACGTCATAATGGTGAGCCGTTTGTGGTTTTCCGTGAAGCTATCCATATCAAGAAGAATGAATGGAATATAATCGACTATCCACCTGACGGAAATAGTTATTGTTTTAGTTAGTTGTTGTAAAACCGCCCCCTACGCTGACTAAGGTTGTCGTAGATAGGATGTGGAGTTGCTCTTTGGGCAAGAGCATGGATTGGGAACGCACCATAAGAGGAAATAAAACCTCTCGTAAGTTTGGCATGTGGTGTGTCTTTTGAAACCTCGGAAACGAAGCATCCTTTTAAAAACAGTTTAATAGATGAATACAAAAGAATTAGACGGTTATCTGAAATTTCTCTCAGAAAAACAGACTGCCGTTCAAGAAAGCGGTTTTGACGTTGAGGATAGTGATTTGAGTCATCAACTATTCCCATTTCAAAAGTATTGTGTTAAGCGAGCATTGAAAGTTGGTCGCTTTGCTATGTTTGAAGACTGTGGATTGGGAAAGACGTACCAGCAATTAGAGTGGGCGCAACAAGTGGTTAACCACATTAATAAACCTGTTCTTATTCTTGCGCCATTGGGTGTTATAGGTCAGACAATCAAAGAAGGAGTTCATTTCGGCTACAAAGTAACTGAGATTGCTCTTACGACATTCGACCAGGACTTGGATGCTGGTATCTATATTACCAACTATGATAATATGGATAACATTGATGCTTATCTGTTTGGGGGGGTCGTTCTTGATGAGAGTTCAATATTGAAGAACTTTGCAGGTAAGACAAGAACCGCTCTTATTGAGGATTTCAAGAATACACCTTATAAGTTGTGTTGTACTGCAACGCCTTCTCCAAACGACACAACCGAGCTTTGCAATCATGCAGAGTTCTTGAATATTATGACAAGAAACGAAATGCTTGCGATGTACTTTGTTCATGATGGCGGTTCTACATCTGATTGGAGACTGAAAGGTCATGCACAACAAGATTTTTGGGATTTCGTTTCTACTTGGGCAGTAATGCTCAGTAAACCATCTGATATTGGTTTTAGCGATGATGGATATATTCTTCCACCAATGAATGTTATTGAAGACTACATCGTTACCGAGAAGAAAGATAACGGTGCTCTCTTTAATGATATGGCTGTGTCTGCAACGGATTTCCATAAAGAGCTTAGAAGAACTATCAAGCAACGTCTTGAAAGAGTTGCTGAGATTGTTAATGCTTCTTCTGAGAATTGGATTATCTGGATTGGGCAAGATGAGGAAGGCAAGGTTCTTCGTGAACTGATTCCCGATGCAGTTGAGGTTAAAGGTAGTGATAGCAAGCAATACAAGAAAGATAAGTTGCTCGGATTTGCTAACAACAAGTTTAGGGTGCTTGTCACTAAGTTGAAGATTGCATCATTCGGTCTTAACTATCAGAACTGCCGTAATCAGATGTTTGCTTCACTTGATTTTTCATTTGAAGCTACCTATCAAGGTATCAGACGTTCATATCGCTTCGGTCAGAAAGATGAGGTGAATATCCACATCATTACTCTTGATACGATGCAGAACGTGAAATCATCATTCGAGGAAAAGCAAAAGCAGTTCCTTGAAATGCAGAAGTCTATGACCGAAGCTATGTGTCGTAACATCAATAATCAGATAAAGTTAAAGAAGATGGAAGTTGACAACAAGTATCAATCAAAAAACTGTGACATTCGCCTAGGCGATTGCGTACAGCTCATTCAGAATGTTCCCGATGAGAGTATAGGTTTCTCTATTTTCTCTCCACTATTTGCGGAACTTTACACATATTCCGATAAGTTAGAGGATATGGGTAATTCAAAGGACTATAAGGAGTTCTTTACTGCCTTCAAATATCTTGTTAAAGAACTATACAGAGTTCTTTGGAGCGGTCGTAACGTTGCCGTTCATTGCATGGACTTGCCTATTCAGAAGGGTAAGGAAGGGTATATTGGTCTTCGTGACTTCTCAGGTATGATTCTTGAAGCATTCCAAGAAGTAGGTTTCATTTATCATTCAAGAGTAACGATTTGGAAGAATCCTGTAACCGAAATGCAGAGAACAAAGGCACTCGGTCTTCTTCATAAGCAAGTAAAGAAAGATGCGGCTATGAGTCGTGTCGGCATCCCTGACTATCTTATGGTATTCCGAAAGGAAGGCGAGCATGAACACCCAGTTCATTGTGATATATCTGTTGATACTTGGCAAAAGTACGCTTCGCCAGTGTGGATGGATATTGATTATTCTAAAACACTTAATGGTATTAAGGGGCGTGACGAGAATGACGAGAAACATATCTGTTTAGCAAAAGGAACTTTGGTTCTTACTAAACGAGGATATATACCTATTGAAAATGTTGTTGTTGGTGATGAAACATTGACACATACAGGAAAATGGAGAAAAGTTCTCGTCACAAAGAAAACTGGTATCAATAAAGAGTGTGTCAAGATAAAAGCAAAGGGTGTACCGAACTTAATATGCACGCCTAACCATAAGATTTATTCTAGAGATAGAGTTCTTAAAGGCAAAAAACATACTCTTGTATCAGAAATACAATGGAATGAGGCTTCAACCTTATCAGGTAAGTATGTAAATCAGAAATTACCGCCAGTTGTCGATTCACCAATATCAAATCAAGAATGGTGGATAATTGGCAGATGGTGTGCTGATGGTCATGTAGATTGTAGAGGTCATCAATTCTTTGTTTCTATTGGTAATAACAAACTTGATGATTTCTTGGATAAAGCTGATGGCTACATTGGCGCAATGTACGCAAAGGAAGGTTGTACTCAAATCGGTTTAAAGAATTTGTCAGATGATGCTAGAGAAATGATAAAGAAGATTGGTTTCGGAGCTGCAAACAAAGTTCTTCCTTACGAGGCTATTAGCTTAGATAAGGAAAAAAGCCGTAGCCTACTTGACGGATATTTGTCTGGTGACGGATGTAATTGCAGAGGAAAAATCCTATTTTCGTCTATATCTAGGGCTTTACTTCTTGGATTAAACATTGTTGTTCAGAGAGTGTATGGAAAAACTATGGCTATTTATGCTGGTAGAGGTGAACGTACATCTGTTATTGAAGGAAGAGAAGTTCATTGCCATCAAGAATGGGTTGGTGCTTTAGGTCTGAAACATCAATTTGGAAAAGTTGATGATGAAGGATATTGGCAACCAGTTAAGGAAGTCGAGTATGGATATACTAGTGATGTTTACAACATTACTGTTGACGAAGACCATTCATATACGGCAGAGGGATGTATTGTAAAGAATTGTCCTTTGCAGCTAGACACAATCGAGCGAGCAATAACTCTTTGGAGCAACAAGGGTGATAAGGTTCTTACACCATTCCTTGGAATCGGCTCTGAGGTTTATCAGTCAATTAAGATGGGTCGCTTTGGTGTCGGCTTTGAATTAAAAGATAGTTACTTTAATGAAGCTGTAAAGAATTGTAAAGCTGCCGAAGCTGATACAAATGCACCTACATTGTTCGATATGTAATTTTTCATTTGCCCATTATATATGCAATTCACGTGAATCGGTGTGGTTGAACTTGCGTGATGTTCACTATGTAATAGTCTGAGGACTGCACCGATTATTCTTTGGATATTATTTTCTTTCATAACCAAGCCCAACCGATGATAGTGTTCCTTGGGCAAGAACGATAATGGTACGACACTGCTAGAAATAGTAGCACTCTTGAAATTTGGTGGCTATCATCGGTACTTTAGATGTCTTTAGAGTAGGTCAATGTTTAACGAGCCAAGGCAGTTCCGACCGACCATCGGGAAATAGTCAATACAATCCTTGTAGGATTCATCACTTAAATTTTGCCAACTGCCGAGGCTCATTTTTTTCAAAGTATGGGAGGTGTATAATGGCGAGATTAACGATTGAAGAATTAAAGAAAGACCCATTGGCAAAAGGCGATTTTGAGCGTATGAAAATTATGGGATTAGACCCAAATGAGCCTTGGGCGTTAGTTTGTAAGATATTGGAATTTTGTGACGATGGTTACTTTAATATGAGAGCTTTGAATTTGTTCTCCATATATGTAACTGGCTACTTCGATTGTTATCGTAGATTAAATTCTGAAAAGATAGAAAAGATTAAAAAAGCTTTTGGATAATGAAAGGTATGTATTATATATGCTATCTTGTTGTTATGCTTGTTCTTGTAGTTGCTGCTGAGATAATCAACTTCGCAAGCAAGACAGTATGCGGAAAGAAAGTTATAACGAGGTTTGAATTATGATTGATAAGAATAGTGAGAAATATAAAAACCTGATAGCCTGCGGATATTCGGAAGAAATGATAGACGCAGCCTATAAGTACGCATACAAGAATGTTGCGTATGGTGGAAGTGACGGCTATGATGATGCGCTTGCTTATGTAATAGCTTTGGCATTCATCGGAGGATATAACCATGCAAAAGACAACGTTATTAAAAAGCTAGGACTATGAGTATAATTTTATTTGCGTTTGCTGCAACCGCTCTTATGTTCGCAGTTGTTGGCGCAATAGCGATGATGCTAGGTTTGGGTAAAGAAGATTAGCAAAATGAGAAGTGAATCTAGACGCAGCCAGCTCGACAACGAAAGATATATGAGAAATCGTGAAGAAAGACTGCAAAAGCAAAGAGATTATTACAGAGATAATACTGAACTTTGCAAGGCTAGCGTAAAGCGATGCAAAAAGAAAAGAGTAGAAAGAGAAAGATTATTATTGTTTAATTAAATATTTAGCTATTATGGCAAAAGACAAAATTAAGTTGGTTTTTGAGATTGACCGCTTTAAGGTTATCGGTTGTGTCGCACGTAACTGTGAGACCAAGAAAGAGTACGAGGAATTGGTGAAAATCATCAATGATACTGATGAGGTTGTTCGTGATGACGCAGAAATTGAGAAGACAAATTGTGTGCTGATTCTCGACCAGTTGTTGCACGACAACGAGAATTTGGCTCTTCGCAAACGTTTGGAGAGCGAGGATGAAACACTTCACAATGGTGAAGGTGGCAGTGGTGATGGTGACGGCAACGTAAAGTGCATCGAAATCAAAGGCGAGGTTGCCAAGGACTTATTCGATAAGCTTGCGTCTTTGGTAGAAGAAGGAAAGGATGGTGAGTAATGAGAGCAAGAACTAGTACTTGGTATGAGACAAAAATCAAGTACCAAAAGACAATGGAGGATGGTTCGGAAAAAGTAGTCAATGAACTTTATGTTGTTGATGCACTTTCTTGCACCGAGGCAGAAACATCTATCATTGAAGAAATGAGTTGCTATATTAGTGGTGATTCTGCCGTTACAAGCGCAAAGAAAACCAACTATGGCGAGATTTTCTTCTCTGACTTGGATGATGATGATAAGTGGTACAAGGCAAAACTCCAGTTTATCACTATTGATGAGAAGAGTGAGAAGGAGAAGCGTTCTAACGTAACTTATCTGGTTCAAGCTAAGTCGTTGGCACGTGCTCTTCGATATGTTGATGAGGCGATGGGCAAGACAATGATTGATTACGACATCGTAGGTCTCAACGAAACAAAGGTCTTCGATGTATTCGAGCATCACGCCCCATCTTCCGAAAACAAAGAGGAAAAGAATGAGTAGAATCGACAAACTTATAGCATCTATGCCGTCAAAAATGGCTAATGCTGTAATCCATCAACGCAAGTTACACGCTTGCTTGATGGAACTTACTGCAAACAAGTCAAGAGAAGTGGCGGCTAGAGCTATTTTTCTGAATTACCAAGATGGTGATGGCAGAAAGTTAGGTACGATTCCGCATTATTACGAAAGACCTACATCTACTGGCTCGGTAATGGTGGAGACGTACTTTAGTTATATTGATAGAGTTCACTAATTTTAAAATCTATACAAATGGATATAGAACAGTTAAATAAAACGCCTCATAATCAGATTTGCGATTTGGCAAGAGATAAGTTTATTGAGGTGTACAATCAGAAGTTCGGAGAGGGTGGAGAAGTGTTCTTTGAAGAACAGAAGGCTCTGTTTAATAATGAGCTTCTCAATGGCTCATTTAAGGGTTATCTCGAAAAAGCTACATCGTTGAATATTCACGATGCTTTCATGAACTTGGCGATTAACGGATTGTCTCTCGAAAAGGGAACTACGACACTCTGTTACCTTATGGGCTATAGCAACTACGACAAGAACACCCGACAATCAACTTATACGGCTAAGATTACATATACAGGATATGGTGAGATTCTTCTTCGTCAAAGGGCTGGACAGATTCTTCGTTGTGACAACCCTGTAGTGGTATATGATTGCGATGATTTCCGCTTCGGTGAGCGTGACGGTCATAAATTTGTTGATTATGTGAAGACCTATCCACGACCAACAAATTCACGTATCGTTGCTTGTTACGTGAAGATTATCCTTCCAAATAACTCATACGATTACTTCGTTCTTGACCGCGAAGGTATCGACAGATTGCGTGAATATTCTGCTAAATTTGGCGGTCAAGACCACAAGGCTAACGCTCTATATGGCGGTTGTTATACTGGTAATGATGGTAGAACGTACTTCAAGGATATTGATACAGGATTCCTTATCTCTAAGACTTGCAAGCATGCGTTTAAGACTTATTCTAAGTTACCTGTCGGTCTTGGTGGTATGTTGCAAGCTGATGTTGACAGCCAACCTCAACAGCCACAACAACAAGAAGCATTTGGTGCTTCGCAAGCTGAAACACAGAAAAATGGTGTTAAGGCAAAGGTTGACGATGATTCTCCATTTTAATTTATAAAGTATGGCTGAAAATACAGAATTGCAGTTGGTACAACAACAAGCAAACAATATTACAAGACAGATTGCAACGCTCAAATCCGATACGGAAAATGCGGTGCAAGCTAACAGAAAGTCTTATGAGGCATGTGTTCAGGCAGGTGAATCTCTTCTGTCTGATATTAGTGCATCTGGTATGAATGATGCTCTTGACGAGAAAGCTGCTGAATTTATCAAGAAGGCTAAACTGACAGAGAAAGCAATGACGGAGAAACGTAAGGGTGTTACCCAAGTGTTCGATATTGTCCGTAAAGGATTTACGATGATGGAGAGCCTTATCTCTGCCAAGAATACAGATTCTGTTGTCTATAAGATTCAGGAGAAGCGCAATGAGTATGCTGCCTTCAAGCTAGAACAGCAGAAGAAAGCAGAGCAAGAACGCTTGCGACTAGAGCGCATTAAGGAGGCTAAGATTAAGTTGAAGACTGATACTATTGATACGCTCAACAATCTTCTTACTGAGCATTCTTCTGCTGCTATCAACTCACTTAATAATACGTTCTCTCTTCTCACCCTTGATAATAAGGATGAAGTTAAGAAACGTATTACAGAGTGCTCTGATGTTCTTGACCTCGGACATCTGTTCGTTAATAACAAGCCTTCATATTCTTCTGAAATTGAAGAGAATGATGCAAAGGATATTATGAATGGCGCATACAAGGAAATTTCCGCATCGTTGCTTGCGTCTTATAAGCAGACTGTCACTACAACACGTGATGAACTCCTCATGAAGTTTGATTCTAAGATTGCTGAACTTCTTGAAATCAAGAAGGCAGAAGAGGAACGTAAGCGAAAAGAGGAGGAGGCTCGCAAGGCAGAAGAGGAACGTAAGCGCAAAGAGGAGGAGGCTCGTAAGGCTGCCGAGGAAGAGCGTAAAAAGCAAGAGGAAATCCAACGCATCAAAGATGAGGAGGAACGCAAGCGCAAGGAGGCAGAACTGAAAGCTGCCGAAGAGGAACGTAAGCGTAAAGAAGCTGAACTGAAAGCTGCCGAAGAAGAACGCAAGCGAAAAGAAGCAGAAGCTGCCGCTGCTGAGGCTGAACGTAAGGCTAAAGAAGAGGCTATACGTAAGGCTGATGAAGCCGCTAAGGAAGAGCAACAACGCAAGCTTGCAGCAGAGCAAGAGAAACGTGATGCAGAGAATGCAGCCCAGCACGCTACCGCACAAGCCCAATCGCTCTTCGCTCAGACTTCTGTTGACAACACAAGTAAGCAGAAAATAAAGGTCACAAAACGTCTTGTCGTTACTGACAAAAACGCTTGGCTCGATATTATTCAGCAGTGGTGGACGATTGAAGGCTCTTCTATGTCACCTGACAAACTTGCATCTAAGTTGGAGTTCATGCGCAAAGCTTGCGAGAAACATGCCAACAACGAAGAAGAGTATATCGTTTCTCCTTATATTAAATATGAGGATGAAGTAACAGCTAAGTAATATGGCAGAGCAACCGTTTGACCCTTATTATTCACGTGATGAGGTTTCCAACTCAGACCTCACCGCATTGAAGTTCGCTCTTAACCCACAGCTCAACTTCGTTAAGGAATCAGACAAGAAAAAGGCATTCCATCTTGGTACTCTCGTTGATGCTCTCGTTACTGAACCAGAAAAGTGTAATCATTACGCTATGACGGTTGATGATGAGAAATATACAGAGAAGGATTGGAAATGGGGATTAGACAGACTTGCAGTTTTAAAGAAACAAGCAACAAAGGACAGATTTCTTGATTTTGTTCTAAAGAATGCGGTCGGTCAGAAAACATTCATCAATCCACACATGAAGATGGAATATCAAGGCTTCGAGTTTGAACTGCCTGTACGATGTAAGTTCGACTGGTGGCTTGGCGAGTTTGGTGGTGACTTGAAGACTACCGCAGCTACGTCACAAGAACAATTTGAAGCTCAGATTGATTTCGTGGACTGGGATAGAAGCCGTGCATGGTATATGGACTTGACGCACAGCATTGACCCTAGATACGGAAATCAAGACTTTATCTTTGCAGTTTCAAAGACTAAGAAGAAAGTATTCTACAAAAAGATTGAACGTGGTGACGAGTTGTATTTGCGTGGTAGAGAGAAGGCTCTTGAATGGGCTTTCAGAATGTGGTGTTTATTATAATTATTATTATGTCAGATAAACCAAAATTATACGATTATCAAGAAGAGGGTGTACGCATGGAACTCGCTATGAAGCGTTGCATAAATGGGGATGACATGGGAACGGGCAAAACGATTCAGTCTATTGTTGCCATTGAACGTGCAAAAGCGACTCCTTGCTTGGTTATTTGCCCTGCTGCCCTAAAAGTCAATTGGGAACGTGAAATCAAGAGATTCACAAATCTTCGTCCGCTTATCCTTACGGATTCAGTAAATGCAACATACGGCTATCATCTTACTAAGATGGATTTGTATGATGTGGTTATATGCAACTACGAGTCTCTTGCAAAATACTTTGTTGTGGACTTGGGTTCTAAACCATTAAGACTTAAAAACTTTTTGTTCCGTAATGAACTGAAAATTATCAAGTCTGTAATTATTGACGAGTCCGCAAGAGTCAAAGACCCAACGACAAGGCAATCAAAAATAATAATGGGTATTTGCCAAGGCAAGGAATATATCTACGAGCTGACTGGTACGCCTGTGGTTAATCATGCTACTGATATGGCTTGTCAGTTGGCTATTCTTGGTAGAATTGATGAATTTGGCGGATATGGCGAGTTCTGTAATAGATATGGAGAAAACGAGAATCTCGAAGAGCTTAATCAAAAGATTCACGAAACATGTTACTTTCGCAGAGAAAAGAAAGATGTGCTCAAAGATTTGCCTGAACTAACAAGAACAACAATTAGTGTTGCTCTTGATTCTGAAACACAAGAAGAGTATGATACTTGTCAGAAAGACTTGCTTACATTCCTTCTTGAATATAAGAATTGCTCTGAGGATGAAGCTAGAAAAAAGCTACGAATGAAGGCATTAGTTAAATTTATGAATCTTCGTTCTATATCTGGAAAGGGAAAGATGAAAGCAACAATCGAGTTTCTACATGATACGGAAGAACAGATAATTGTGTTCGCAGAACATCGTGATGTTGTTGATGCAATCAAAAAGGAGTTTCCTAATGAGGTATGTTCGGTTACAGGCTCTGATAATCAGCAGCAGAAACAATGGGCTATTGACTCTTTCCAAGCTAAGAAGAAGAGAATCATTATCTGTTCCATTAAGGCTGCTGGCGTAGGACTAACTCTTACGGCTTCATCAAATGTCGTATTCACGGAGCTACCTTGGACGATGGCAGACTTATCTCAGTGTGAATGCCGTGCTTATCGTAACGGACAGAAGAATGCTGTTACATCGTGGATTCTGATGGGAATTGATACTATTGACAGTTATCTTTATAGCTTGATTATGAAGAAAGGTTCTATAGCATCAAAGGTTACTGGTGAACAAGATTCCGCTATTAAGGATGTTGCCTACTTTGAAGAGTTGGCTGATTTGGTTTTACAAAATTCTTTAAATAAAAAATAATGGAAATTCAAGGAAAAGTTATTGCCGTTTTACCTGAAAGAAGCGGCGTTTCTGCAAGAGGCGAGTGGAAGTCTCAGACCTATGTAATAGAAACACAAGAGCAATATCCTAAGAAGATGGCTTTTGATGTTTTTGGAGCTGATAGAATTGCTAGTTTTGGCATTCATTCTGGTGAGGTTATTAACGTTAGCTTTGATATTGATGCACATGAATATCAGGGCAGATATTTTAATCAGATTCGTGCTTGGAATGTTACTAAGGTGTCACAACAAGCTACTGCACAAGCACCAGCAGGGGTAGCACAACCATCTGCACCTTACACTCCACCTGCACAACCGCAGCAGCCACAATCTACTGCTCCATCATCTGACCCTGATGATTTACCCTTCTAGCGTAGAGTTAATCAAACTAGCATTCAACGCTTATGTGGTTCAATCTAGAAAATGTGTTTGAGCTAGAAAAGTTTAGAGCAAAAGTAGTCGAGTTGGAGAACAAAGGTGCTATGGTAGAACTGAAAGAGAAACGTGGACGTTCTTTAAATCAGAATGCCTACCTTCATTTACTTCTATTAGCCTTTGCGCTTCAATACGGCTACACTCTAGACGAAGTTAAGACGCACTACTATAAGCTAGTAGTGAACAAAGATATATTTCTGAGAGAAGGGGTTGATAAATTTACAGGAGAATGCTATAAGTATCTTCGTTCTTCTGCCGACCTTACGAAAGACGAAATGAGTAAATCAATTTCTGATTTCAAATTGTGGGCAAAAGAAGAGGCTGGTTTTGATTTTCCCGACTCTGATGAATATATCGCACTACTGCATATTCAGCATGATATTCAGAATTCCAAACAATATTTATAATGGTTATATTAGAAAAAGATGTTGAGGATATCATTTGGAACTCAACTATTGAACAACTTAAAGCTCATGGACTTGATTTTATAACAAATAATCTTGTAAAGAGATATAGGCAATTAGACCTTGGGCTTGGCGGAAGGGCTGATTTGGTCTATATAGAAAGAGAACCATACCCAATATCCGCTTTAAGAATTAATGTGATAGAGTTAAAGAAGGATGAGACATCTCCTAATACACTTATTCAAGCGTTTAGATATCGTCACGCAATTCAAATTTACTTGTGGGCAAGAAACATCTTAAACTACGAAATGAGAGTAATCTTAATCGGAAATAAGATAAAAGACCAAGATGAGGTTGATGATGATTCTTTTTGGTGTATACCAAGCCTCCTAAAGGGCAAATACCCTGCTCGGTGTGGCTTGAATGATTTTCTTGCATACAACTACGATATGACGATTAATGGTCTTACATTTCATAGACAAGACATCGGACTGTGTTGTGACGCTATATCCGATTATATGTGTGGTGTTGCAGAAAAACAGGGAAAATCAAAAGTGTTCTAATATGTATATACCAGATAAGTTATTTGAGAAAATAAACGACCCACCTTGCGCAATGTTGTTTGTTTGGTTGATACATTTAGCAGATGCGAATGGGGTTGTTTCTGTAAGCTATATTGATATTGCTGCCGATATCGGATATTCAAAAACGCAAGTTTATAGATATGTTCAAACACTGAGTAAGTTAGGTGCTCTTGGAACGAGCTTGGAACGAAAGCGATTGAAGATAACTATCACTGGTTATGATGCTTATAAGCGTAATCCGAGTGGTGCTGGAACGAAATTGGAACAAAAAAACGAGCGATATTTCGAAGATGAAGATATGAATAACGCTATGTTAAAGTGGCTTGCATACAAGCGAGAGAAAAAACAGACATACAAACCGAGAGGTATTGAAACCTTAAAAACAAAGCTGTTTAATCTCTCAAAAGGGGATGGAAAGGTTGCGATGCTGATAGTCGAACAGTCGATGTCAAATAATTACTCTGGACTTTTCCCTTTGAAAGACGTTTCTGTCAAACCAGTAAACTCCGCTCTTCCTATCGGAATGAACTTACAGAACAGCAATAATGGTGAAAGATATAAATTAGATTCAAGATGGAACAAATAGATAGCGAATATTTCAAGAACCTTGTATCTCAGATGCGAGATACTGGTTATCCGCAAGAAATTGACAGAGTACAAATAAGCATTCCTAATGCGGAGAAACGTTTGCGTGGAGGCTTGCAATATGTAGTCAATATGAAGTCTGGATGCAATGCAGAATGGAACGAACGCAATTACCGCCCTATTGCTGATTGGATGACAGACAACAAAGGAAAAGGGTTATTGATGTTCGGCGGTTGCGGATTAGGCAAGTCGGTAATCGGAATGTATATCCTTCCTCTTCTTATTAAAGATGTACATAAAAAGGTGGTAAACATCTTTAGCGCACAAGAGTTGAACCAAAAGATTGATGAAATTCTCAAACTTCATATTATCTATATTGATGATATTGGTACAGAGGATAATCTTAACTCTTATGGCAACAAGCGTATGCCATTTGCAGAACTTTGTGACGCTGCTGAAAAGAAGGGGAAATTGCTTATCCTTACCACTAACCTCAGTATTGACGAGCTTACTCAGAGATATGGAGATAGAGTTGTGGATAGACTGATAGCAACAACAAAAGCAGTTCCTTTTACAGGTGATTCTTTGAGAAAGTAATTATGGCAGACGTAAGTAAGCAGGCAGAGGATTGGCTTAACGAGCATCCTGATGCGACAAAGAAAGAAATATGGATGGCTGGTTATTGGAAATCTACCGATAACTGGTGCAACCGAACCAAGTAAATTTAGAATTATGGCAGAAAGAAAAGGCAAAATCGCAGAAGTTACTAACGCAACCACAAAGCAGGCGGTCGTGTTCATAGGAATCTACTCCTGGGTTATTGTGAGAAATCTAGGAAGAGCAATCAATAAGGCAGTTCACAAGCTGCCTTGGTTGTTCATCGTGATAACTGTAGTAATCTCATTCGTCGTTAGCTTCATCTTTATCTCTAAGGCTAGAGCAGAACGAGATAGTTACAACCAGAAGTTAGTTCACGTAACACAGCAGCTTGATAGCTATATGGCTGCATACGGAAACATTAAATCAAAGTAATATGGACGGAATGGTAATCAATAATTTGTCTGCACAAGCAACTACAGAATGCGGACTGTTACAACAAGAACTTCTTAAATCGTTTGTTGAGGCTGAAAAACAAAAAGGTATTACAGAAGGCTTAATGAAAAGATTGGCATCCAAAAAGATAGATGTAATATCAGATATGTATGGAAACGTACATGTTACCAATGAAAAATTTGGCGAGTGTGGTAGCGACTTTTACATTGATGCAACCGCTGATAGAATTACGTTGTCTCTAAAATATTACGTTTATAGGATTCCATTGGACGGATTATCTAATCATGATAAAAGAATTGCTAAACTTTATAATAAACATGTGTACAGTTACGATACAGCCAATAATGTATCATCAGGTTTTAAGACATTTCGACCTTGGGGTGGTCTTACAGGTAGTTGCGATTGGAGTTACTCTATTGATGATATTCTCAAAAGTGATTTTCTAACTGAAGGCATTAGTGTTGATAATGCAATAGGTGGTGTATTTAAAGTCTTTCTTAAATAGTATGCATACAAATTGGAATCCAAATAATTCGTGTGTGCTCGCAGGTGTTCCTCTTGCAGTTCCATCAAAAGAAAACATAAGCAAACTATACATGCTTTTCTATTCTATGGTTGGCGGCTTTGCTAAAATTGTCAAGTCTAACATAGATGAAACATTCAAACTTGTATCGGAAGACAAAAAGATATTTAAGTTTGATGTAAAGAGAAGAATGACAGAGGCGAAGGAATTTTCCGATGAATTGATTGACTTATTCAAAGTACGAATGAAAGCTGACGGCATGTCTGAGATATGGGATAAGCTTACTTTTATCATCAAGTTCAATCTACAAGATGATGTAAGGAAATGTTATTACGCACTCGATAACCAATTTCTAAAGCATCATATCGAAAGGCATAAGATGTACACAATGGTTGTTATGTCTGGAATATTGAGCGGAATGCTTGAATCTTCTGTTTCTGCATTTAGAAAGACAATGAATGAATATAACGGTTCTTGGGCAACAAATATTGCAGAATACTTTATTATTCCAATTAAGGGAGTTCATTCTCGTATGCGTAATGCAGTGGAAGCTATATATCCTGAATCTGTAGATAAGAAAGTGTTTTCAGAGTGCCCTGACAAACTCTCTCTAGGATTCGAAATCATCGGGAAAAAGGTGCTTGATTATAAACGTGCCGAAAAAGCACTTGCAGATGCTTGTATATTCAGTGGTCTTAATCTTGATATAAACGGAATTATCGTAGATGGAGAAGACGCACAAGATAACACTGGCACTCCTTGGAATGAAGCTCAATTAAGAGCATTGAAAACAGGTTACCCAGACTCCTCTAACAAAGATATTGCTAGAATAGTTGGCAGAAGCGTTTGCGCGGTCGCTAAACAAGCTAAGAAACTCGGATTGAAGAAATCTGAGGAATATCTTAGAGAAACTAGAATAGCTAATTTAAAACGTAAGAAAAATGAAAAAGATTCCACAGCTGTATGTGAAGAACAGTAAAGGTCGATACGAGGAATACAAAATTCCTGAGCACGACATATCAAACACCTTGTATGGTAAGGTAAATGGCAGATACGAGCCTGTGTGTATGCGTATATGTCACGAGTTAGATGAAGGTGTATGGGTAGTAACAAAACGCCCGTCAATTTGTGGCGTTATTCGTGGCACTTATCTTCGTGAGAGCTTCCATCTTGACAAGGCTGCCGACATTGAGCGTTTCCCTCTGTCTAAGATGGGGCACATTCAGAAGGTTGCAGAACGTATCATTGATGAGCTGAGACTTGGTAATACAGACACTAGAGTCATGACAAACAATGAGCTTGTCAAGTTGGTTGTCGGGTTTGTTTACAAATACAACGAGGAGGTGTAACTATGGAAGATTTACCTATAGGCTCAGAAATCGTCTT